TCATGGCTTGAGCCTAAGAACATCGGCGCTGTCCCGGCGTTCCGTCACGTCATCAAGCCTTACCGCCATGCCTGAGCCGGGTGCGTTAAGCATGAAGCCGTTACCGACGTAGAGCCCGGTATGTGGGGTGCCTCCACCAGTGAACGGCGTTCCGCCTTCGCGGAATACGAGGATGTCACCAACCTGAGCGAAGTTGTCGATCTGCTTGGATGGCACAGCTTGAGGCTGACCGTGGTCGAAGATGGGGTTTATATCGAGGCGGTCGGTCCCTGGTATGTCTCCGCGTGGCACGAATGGATCGAAACCGGCCCCTTGTTGCACTGAGTACCGCACAAGCCCACCGCAGTCGAACCCGATCCGGTTCCAATCCTCATAGGTATCCGCCGAGGTGCCCTTTTCCCCGTGACCCCGTGATGGCCCGTTCGGGTCGGTGTTGCCGCCCCACGCATAGGACACACCTTGTGAGCGGCCAGCAGCCCCGATCGATCGTAAAGCCTTGTCGCTGACTGCTTCTGGCTTCGGGAGTGCTAGCGGCGGTTGACCTACCGCGCGCTGTGTGCCGTCAGCATTCTTGCCAGATAAGTAGTCTTTCCAGGCTTGATCACGTGCTGGTCCTGGACCGGTGTTCTGGTCGTAGCCTGGCGGGTTATCAGCCATGGGAATGGTTTTCGCGCCATCGATCATCGTGGGCTTGGCGCCGTTGGGATATGGCGGATTGCCGTCTGGGCCGCCTACAGGCTCGGAGGCATTGAGCGCGACAGGCGGGGCTTGTGGTGTAGGTGCTGGTGCGTCGGTGACATCTGCGCGCAGAGCGGCGGCGATTTCCTGCTCAACTTGGGTGGCGCGCTGCTCCAGGGTGGTGACTTGTTGTTGCAGGCGGGCAATCTGGTCGTCTTGAAGGTGCTTGTCGGTGTCTTTGACCTTGGTCGTGGCGACAACTTTGCCGTCGTCAGTGATCGTGGCCCCAATGGCTTGGGCATCTTGATCGAGCATGCCCAGTTTGTTGGTGACTTCCCGGACATCATCAATAGCGGGCTTGACGGCTTTAGCGACCTTCTCGGCGGCATCAGCCTTATCGCCCAGATCTACACGCGTCTTGCCCGCGCTGTCTTTCCACGCCCCCGCGGTGACACCGCCCCATGTGGACAGATCATTAGCGACCTGTTCCATACCTTCCCCGAGGCGATGCAAGCTGGCCGCCCGTGCTGCTGCGGTATCGAACAGCTTCTCTAACGTCTCGGCTTTCCAATGCCGGATATCACCAACCTTGGCCACAATCAGCTCCCGCTTCCCGGCCCGCCGAAACGGCCAGCGTTACCGTCATCGGTGCCAACCACCTTGGCGGTGGCGTCAAGAATCCAGGTCGCGTGATCGCCCACCTGTTTGCGTATCGCCTCGTGCTGCTGGTCCCACCCGGCACGTAAGTTTTCCATCGCTGAGCCGACCACCCCTGGCCAGCGTGACGCTAATTCCGTCAGGTCCGCATCGTGGCCGATATGGTCCTGGCGGTGCGACTCCACATGATCCAACAGCTTGTTGGCCTGCCTGTGCAGCAACTCCGGGTCGAATCTCAACGGCTCGGACATATCGGCCTCCCGCCCGACTCGGTGACGCCCGTCACCCTGTTTGCCAGGCGAGCGTAACACTGCGCCCGTAGTGAGGCGGTTCGGTCGGGGTTCTGTAGAACTTTGAGCGGGTTACGCCCCAATTTCGACCTTAAAACAATGACCACCACGAAAATCCTGGGAACCCGTACAAACCAAACTTACTGCGTGGGCCGTCAGGGAGCCGGTATGCCGGGTAGGGGGTGGAGGCCGGGGTCATCGGGCGCTCCTGCCTTCGCGTCCGCTCTTGGTGGCGTGGCAGTTGTGGCATGCCGCTTGCAGGTTCTCTAACTCGTCTGTGCCGCCGAATGCGACTGCGGTGACGTGATCGACCTCGGTGGCTATGACGGTGCAGCGAGGTCCGCGGATCTGGCACTTGCGTTCGTCGCGCTGTAGGCACTTGATGCGCTGTTGCTTCCACTCGGTTGTGGAGCAGCGCTTGGCGCCGAAGGTTCGGGGTGAGTGCTTCCATCGGTTGGTGTGCTCGGGGCAGTAGCGCAGCGGTGGGTGGACGAGGGTTAGGCAGTCTGTGTGTCCACAGAGCTTCGGGGCTCTAGGCATGGGTCTCCTTCCGTGGGTGTTGGCCCCGCGCCCTGGTTGTCTGAGGACCAGAGTGCGGGGCCTCGGTGGCGTGGCAGCTGGGGGCGGGTGGAGGACATCACCCGGTGCCGCGCCATCGCCTCCGTCTAGCTGCCGTCGGCGCCGATGCGAACGATGGCTTGTTCGTGCGGGTATCCGAACCCGATGCGCATGGTGGTGCGGATACCGAGCCGGTCGCTTTCGAAGTACCGGGAGCTGTCCACCACGAGGTCGGCGTCTTGTCGTACGACGACGAACAGCCGGGAGCTGTCCACGGCCCAGATGACGCCGGTGTCGATCACGGTGTCGGGTACTGACCACAGTGGTACGCCGAGGATCTGTCGACGGGTGGGCAGTGTCGGATCGGCCTGGAGCAGTGGTTCGTTGCTGCCGGTCTGCTTCTTGAGCTTGGACAGTGCCAGGACTGTAGAGGCGTTGGCGACGAACGCCGTCACGTTGGCACCGACGTTTTCGGCCTTGGAGATTGCCTCGCTGAATGCGTCGATGTTGGTCAGCGGGACGGTGGCGGTGTTGACCAGCTGGTAGTTGGTTAGTGATTCCAGACCCGAGGGGCCGTTAGACACGGTGTTACCGAAGAACGCGTCATCGAGCTTCCGCGCCAGATCCCGGGCGATGGACTGTCCGACAAGTTCGGTGGCTGCCGGTGAACTGTCGTTGGCCAGCTCGTTGGAGATGATCGACAGAGCTGCCAGTTTCTTGGGGGTGACCGTGATTTCGTCTACCCCGGCGTCGGATGCGGCGATGTCCGAGCCTTCAGCGGTCCAGGCCGCAGTGGCGTCGGCGGTGACGATCGGGATACGGAAGTCGTGTGAGCCGGTGTGTACGACGGTGGCGATCTGCATTGCCACAGATGCCTTTTCGACCGGCTGGACGACGAGTGCGCCGACTTCCTCTGGAGTGAGGATGCCTTCGGCACTCGAGGTGAGTAGTGCCATGGGTGTTGCCTTTCAGGTGGGTTGCACAACCGTGCGTTGATTGAGAGAACCGATCTGGGCCGTCTGGCCGTCGGTGTGCCCACCTGGGCTATGTCGTGCGTCGGGCCGGTGCAACTGCTGTGCTCGCGCCCGACGCTACGACAATTCTACTACGACTTAGGCTTTGGGTTAAGCAGCTGGGACCACGACGTAGTGGACTGAGACGTGTCGATCTTGCTGTTGCCGGAGACATCGGAGGCTGGTGCCGCTGCGGGATTGAGTTTGGGCGCCCAATGCGGTTTGGCGGTGAGGATTTCAGCGATCTTGGCTTCAACCTTTTCACCGTCCACGCTGCCATCTTCTGCCAGAAGATCGGCAACATCGGCCTGGGACCACCAATCTGCCGGATCCACGACTCGACCCACGATTTGGTGTTCGACCAGTTGACGCTGCAGAGCAGTCACGGATGCGGACAGGGTTTCGACCTCACTCTTGGATGTCTGGTATTTCTTGCGCCACGACCGCGCTTCGCGGGCCAGCTCCGAGCCATCCTCTGGGGGGTCGATCGGTTCTGTCTGCGGGTTTTGTGTTGTGGCCGTGGGCTCTTCAGTGGGATCGGCGGCGGGGGTGGGCACAGTCATTTACTTCTCCTCTTCTTGTTGGGTCCAAATGGCTGCAGCACGACGGAGTTCAGCCAGATTGTGTGGATTGGTGCGCAGCCCGAGCGCCTGAGTGGCGTGCTCGGCGACAGCGGCAAGTAGGTGGTGCAAGCGTCCGTCGCGGGCAGCCTCTTGCATTGGGGGTTCGAACACTGCCGGGTCGCCAGTGGCCCAGCCCGCCAGGAATGTGGTGGCTCGTCGGAGATCTCGAGGATGAGGGGTGTGGTCAGGGTCATCGACCGGCTGACCAATCGCCGTCAGGTACAGCGCACCTGTCAGTGCGGCCGGGCTGCCGGTCCACCGATCCTGCAAATCGCTCAGGGTCAGGCCCTCGCCTCGGCGGGCACGGGTGATGAACTCGTTGACGAGCTGAACGGCGCTATCGAATTCGGTCTCTGGGTTAGGCATCGAGTTCTTCCTTCAATCGTTGGTTTTCAACCGCGACGGTGATTGCGGCGGCAAGTTCTAGTGCTGCACCCTGGGTTAGGGTGATGCCATCGCCTACGTGGACGGCGGCGCCATCGACGGTGACGGCGGGTGGCGTCTGCGATCTGCACTGAAGACACTGCCGATCAGGATGATGGGTGCGGCGCCTGCACAGCTTGCAGCGCCTGGCATAGCGACGGTGGGTCATCCAGCTCTCCTGCGGTCGTAGTTGCGCTTTGCTATGGCTTCGCTGTGTACGACCACGGCAGCCGGTTCGGGCACGGCACGGGTCGGCACCGGGGCCTCGGGGACGCCGTCGCAGTCGTCGCAGAACTCCCCGGTAGATGCCGCTGGCAGGATGACTGAGCAACGTTTACACATCATCGACTTAACCTGCTTCTTGGTCAGTTTCGGCGTAGGCGGACTATCGGGGATGACAGTCATTGAACTGGACTTTCCCTCTGGACTGTCACCCGCAGCAGGTACAGGGTGTACCTCAGGTACACGGTCTTTCACCTGCAAATTCTGCGGGTGTACCCCAGGTACAGGGTGTACCTCAGGGACCATCCGATACCGGGTGCCGCGATCAACCTCTATAGCCAGGACTCTGCCCTCATCGGCTAATTCGGCCAACGCTGCGCCGAGGTGATCACGAAGATCGGCTTTGAGCTTTGATCGAATCTCATTGGTAGGCAGCTCGTTGGCTCTCGCCAGCCACCGAAGCACCGCATCCTTGGCCCGCTGTAGTTTGCGGTCTGAGACGATTTCCTCTCGGTCGGCAGTGGCGTGGGCGCGTGCTCGGTTGGCTGCCTGACCGATCTTCTGGGCCTCATTGAGCATCCACTCGCGGGTGGTGTTGGACATCGCCATCACCGACGCCGACAGCTGCCAGTCCAGTTCGGAGACCACCGACCGCTGGTGCAGGATGGCCAGCAGCGCAGCTACCTTGCAGCGGGTGAGCATGGCGTGGCCGTCGAGTGCATCGGCTTCTCCGCGCTGGCGTGCCAGGTGTGCCGAGATGATCGTCTGGCTGATCTCGGCGGGGCCGTAGGTGATCTCCACGGCGCCGTTGTCTGCCTTCCATGCGGGCAGCTTGGTGTTGAGCGGAGCCGGTTCTGTCGGGGCTTCGGCGGGCATGGTCGGGTCGGTGGTGGGCATCCACAGAATCCGTTGCGGGGTGCCGCCGGTGGTGTCGTTGAAGAGCACGCCGGTATGTCCGGGTTGGGCGCCGATGCTCAGTCCTAGCCGGTACGTGTGGGGCTCGACTATGCGGGTCGTTGCCGCGCTGGCATTCGTCTGTCCCAGTAGCTCGCCCATCAGTGCCGCCTTGAGCGTGGCCAAGATGGTGGAGCCCTGACGTGATGCAGTGCCGGCCAGCTGGTCGATCTCGGGCACGGAGATCAGCGCCCGGGTGATGTGCTCGCGTTCCTCCTTTTCGCGGGGTTGGCGGAACACCTCGGCGATACCCTCTCCGCTACCGAGAGGCCGCTCCAGGATCGGTGTCGGCCACGCGGCACGAGACACCTTGTCGGTGATGCCCTTACCGCCGCCGCTGGGTGAGCAGAACGCCACGGCCAGGTTCAGTGAGGCTTGCCCACCGATGAGGCCAGGGAGGCGAACCTCCGGTCCCGTCGATACCGACACCCGCAGCAGGACTCCACCGAGCACGCCCCACGGAGCCGCGTACCGGGCGCGCGCCCAGGTGTAGATGGTGTTCAACTCTTTGGTGGCGTCGAAGAATTCGTTCTTCACGCGATCTCCTTATTCATGGGTATGTACGCGTCACCGCGGCCGTTGCGTATCGCTGAGGCGATAGCGGACCAGTCGGCGGCACGAGAAATGTCTTGGGATGCTTGGGCTCGCGATGCCTGCTCGGTGTCCATCCGCAGGGCGTGGTGCCGTGCAGCGTCGAGTACGGCGGCGAGCTTGGCCGGATCGGTGGGGTCAAGTAGCTGCCAGGCGGGGGTGCCAGCTTGCGGCCAGCACCCCACCTCCTGCAGCAGCGGTTGCACGAACTCGTGTACCGCCCACCAATCAACTTGTTTCGAGGTGAAATCGTCCGTCACGGCACCGCCTTGATGTCGGGCAGCACGATCTCCTTGAAGTACTTCGGCACCGCTGCCAGGGTTACCGCTGCGGCGTGTTCGTTGGCCCGCAGCAGTAGCTCCTCTAAGTCGTGTGCCTCGGTCAGCCGCATGTCGATCTGGGTATCGAGATCCCGTGGCCCGCCTTGGATGTGGATGATCACGCGCGGGGCGCCGTCACCTTCTCTTTCGTTGAAGTGCACCCCGGCACCGATCGACAGCGGCTTTTGGTCGTCATCGAGATTGAAGGGTGTCCCGTCGCCGAGGGTCGGTAAGACGTAGGTGATGCGCTGATGATCACCGCGGCAGTCCGGTGACCCGCCGGTGCACCACGTGAATCCTCTGGTGCAGCTGTTCATCGAGCACCACCGATCCATAAGTCGGCCAGGTCGGCAGCATCCGTCAACGCCTTGGCAACAGCTCGGGCATCGGCAATTTCGTAGGCGGTATCCCAGAGGTACACCCGAGGCGCGAGGCCGGGGTTGTCGGTAACGACTGTTCCGTCCGGGCGCTGAGCAATTACTGCCTGAACATTGTGGTTGGCCAGACGCTCAGGCAAGGGCATCGTGTTCGACCAGACCAAGCGGGCGAATCCTGCGTCGCCCTGGTCCTCGAAATCGCGCTCGCTCATCTCGTCGTCGGCGCCCGCTGGCAATGGCACGTCGGTGGCGGTAGGTATAGTGTTCATCAGAGATCGATTCCTTTCATGGGAATTGATTGGTTGCCCTCGACCTGGTGCTTGGCAGTGCTGGTCGGGGGCAGTTCTTTTTTCGGACGTAGATCCGGGGTTCGGTCGGCCTCTAAATCAAGGCCAAGGTCGCAGTGCTCGGCCTGCGGCAGTCGTCGCATTTAGACCGCCTCCAATTTGGCGATGTATTCGGCCAGCTGGTCATCCGTCGAGAACCGACGGCGCCCGATAGTGACGCTGGCCAGTTCCTTTGATCGCCACAGACGGCGGACTGTGGACCTGCTTACGCCGCCGAGTGCGAGCTGTACGGCGGGGCAATCGTTCATCTTCCCTCCTGATTATTCCTGACACGAAGAGAACCTTCGTGAATCTTGCGTGACACGTAGGACATTACTCCAGTATTCGACAGACGCAAGGATTTGACCGATACTCAGCGTGTGGAGAATCAACGAGACGACAGCTGGGCGTCCGAACTGGTTAAACGGGTGGGCAAGGCCATGAAGGAGGCGCGTGGCGGCAGATCGGCCACATGGCTCAGCGACAAGACAGCAGAGCTGGGCTACCGGATTCCCGCGACGGTTATATCCAAGCTCGACTCTGGATGGCGCGGCAGTGTCCTTAGCGTGCCAGAGCTCGTTGTGCTTGCCGCCGCACTAGACATGGCGCCCGTCGCGCTCCTGTACCCGACGCTCCCAGACGGGAAGGTGGAGCTTCTACCGGGGAAGCCTGCCCGCTCACTGGATGCAGTGGAGTGGTTTTGCGGACACACACCGCGGTCCGAGATTGATGATGCGGGCGACCTAGACCCAGTCCGTATGGACTCCGAAGTGGCCAACCTCCGACGACTGCGACATTCCCGCATCCGGGAATCCCTTCGGAAGACGCTTCGCACGGCGCTGAGTAGTGAGCAAATTTCTCAGGCGTTCGCCGATGCAGGAGAGGTTGACTCCAATCCGCAGGCGATCAGGGGAATGATTGAGATCTACCAGGAGAGGCTGGAACGTATGGAGGCTGAAATAGCTGCTCGGGGATGGGATATCGATGCCTAGGGAACGACTACGGCCTGGCGAGCACGGCCGCATCGCCGAACGGTCCTCTGCTGGCAAGTTTTTCGCCAGCACCTACGTTCGTGATTCGGATGGCAAGCGGCGGCGCGTGGAACGATCAAGCGAGAAGTCTGCCGAAGACGCGCGCCGTATCTTGCAGCGGCACTTGGTAAAACGTCGCCCGCCAAAAGCCGGTCAGGTGGTGAATGAAAAAACCGTCCTCGGCGACCTGTTCGACTTGTGGGTCGAAGCGAAGGCTGCCGAGGACGGCGTTAAGCAACAGACAGTTGATCAGTATCGGGCGGTGTGGAAGACGCACGGCGCCGCGCAGCTGGGCTCATTACGCGTCACCGAACTGGAGACCCAAGACGCCCACAACTACATCCAGGGCATGGCGTCCAAGAGTCAGGCCAAACGGCTACGGATGGTGCTGACAGGCATGTACTCGATGGCATGTCGGTTCGACGTGATGCCCGTCAATCCGATGCGCGAAACGAAGACAGTCAGCACCGGCAGGAGAAAACCTCGCTCAGCCGACGCGACGGAGCTTAGGCAGATCCGTGCCGCCGTACGCGAGTACGCCGACCGGAAGGGTCCGGGGCCGCGCCCTGGTCGTCTGCTGCCTGCGTTCGTGGATCTCCTCGTCGCCACCGGGTGCCGACCCAACGAAGTGTTGGCCACCCGCTGGTGCGACGTAGACCTTCTCGCTGACCCGCCAACTCTCACCATCACCGGTACGTTGATCGACCACGGTCGTGTCGCCGGGGTGCCGCTGCATCGGCAGGACGAGCGCAAGGCGGATGCTCCCGACCATACCGTGATCTTGCCCAAGTTCGGTGTAGAGACGCTGACGGCGCTAATCGGGGAGTCAGGCATGGACGGCCCTGTGTTCGCCAACCGAGACGGCGGCTGGATGAGCCTAGCCAATCTACGGCGCGCCCTGCGCGCCGCGCTGCCGGAGGAACTAAGTTGGGTCACCCCCCACAGCTTCCGTCGCACGGTCGCCACGGTCATCCGCGACGAGCTCGGCTCGGACAAGGCGCGGCAGCAGCTCTCCCACGCCAAGCTGGCGACCACCGAGGCTCACTACCTACAGCGCCAAACTCAAGGCCCGGATGCGCGCGGTGCGCTGGAACAGTACTGGGAAAGTAGCGCCTGAAAGTAGCGGGAAAGTATCAGATGGTGGGCGTGTCGCCCAGGCGGATAATTACTGTATTGCCTGATAAATGGTGCGCCCGAAGGGATTCGAACCCCTAACCTTCTGGTCAGTAGTTCGAAACCCGTTGACCTGCATCGACACCGAGCCTACAGACCTAGCCGAGCGCCGCAGCAGGCGACGCGCGCCTCTGCCCGACACTGCGGCCGCGTAGAGCCGGAAATGTGGTTAACGATGTTTGCCAAATTCGCCTGCCAGGTGATCCGAACTTGCAGTTTGATAACAAACCCCTTGGAAGTATCTGTGGATTTTCAACTTGGATTTACGGTTCCGCTCTAATGACAACTACAAGGGGGACTGGACCGGCGCCGTTACCGGCGCCACCAGAATGGCAGGGGATTATCGCGAAGTACCGCACCGCTATGGAGGCGGACGGTAGCCCGCGAACGACTATCGCGACACGCATGTCGCACCTTCATCGATTAGCCCGGGGACTAGGCGCAGCACCTGATGCGGTGACTGAGGAAACTCTCACCGATTGGTTTGCTAAGCAAAAGCACTGGCAACGCGAAACTCGTCGCGGTTATCGGACGACAACCCGGGGGTTTTTCGGGTGGGCGCACGCCAAGGGCCACCTGCTGTCCAACCCGGCGGCCGGGTTGGAGACGGTCGCGCCGGAGCCACCGGCGCCTAAACCAGCGCCGGACCGCGTGTGGAAGGAGTCGATTCTGGCGGCCGACGCCCGCACCATGGTCATGCTCTATCTGGCCTGTGATGCCGGGCTGCGGCGCGGCGAGGTCGCCGTGGTGCACACCGACGACCTGCTGGAGAGTTTCGGGGGATACATGCTGGTCGTGCATGGCAAGGGTGGCAAGGAGCGCACCATACCTATCTCTGACGGCCTGGCCGACATGGTGGCCGCGGGACCTGGTGGTCACACTCCGGGTCTGGGGTCCGGCGGATATCTGTTCCCCGGGGACGACAACGGTCACCTGTCTCCGCGGTGGGTGGGACGATTGTGCGCGAACGCAATGCCTGGCGTGTGGACGATGCATAAGTTGCGACACCGGTTCGCTACACGCGCATACCGTGGAACACGGGACATCCGTGCCGTGCAGGAATTGCTTGGCCATTCCTCGGTTGCTACTACTCAGCTGTATACCGCGGTAGATGACGATGAGAAGCGCGCGGCGATGATGGCCGCTTCTTCTGGACCGCCCCCTCTAGCGAAGGCAGCCAGGTGGGCTGGCAGCGCCGTCGCCGGTGGGGCTGCTGCGGTGACTGCTATTGCATCGGCGGCATTACTATCTGATCAATTGCCCCCGTTATACCCCGGAAGTTAAGCGGGCGCCGGTAGGGTTACGCCGCATGCCTGCCCGTAAGTCTCCGTGGCTAAACGCACGAGCAAACCTGCTCAAACAGACCCTCAGTGAGCAATACGGGCTGTCCATCAGTGAAGACACGGCCCGCGAGGACGTTTCCGCGCACGTAGATTTTGTTGCCGAGCGCATGAGGATTCAGCGGCGCGCAGCCAAGGCGTATGTCACAGAGGACGTCATCCGGGGGTTAGCGGAACACATCGCCGAATGCGTCCAGGACGCGCTCGCCGCGGAGCCGGACAGCGAGCCGAAGCCCCCGAGACTACGGGTCGTCGACCCCGAATAGAAGGAGGGCCACCCATCCCCCCGGGTGGCCCTCCTTCGCCCCTACGGCAGTCAGCGACCGGCGGCCACGAGCATTGCGTCCACACCGGTGGCTGCGAACTCGTTGGAGCGGTCGACGTCGGCAATCAGTTGGGCGTAGGAGGTGACGGCTTGCATGATGCCGCCTGCGGTCATCTGGCCGCCCTTGATGAAGTGGTCGAGGATGCCGCGCTGTTCGTCCTGGCTGTAGGACAGCTTCTTGGCCACGACCTCGATCACGTCAGCCGGTGCGGTGAGCGGGGTGCCGCTGGTCTCCTCCAGCTTCTCGATAGCGGTCTTCACGTAGTCGACGTTCATGAAGGACGCGACGGCGTCACGGACCTGCTTCTTGATCAGGTCGTTGGCGGCGTCGATCGTGTCGGCCGACCAGTTCACCTTGCCGTCGTCGAGCTTCTTGCCCAGGTGGATCTTGCGCATGGCGTCGGCGTTGATGGTGAGGCCGTTGTCGCAGATCCTGATGCGCAGCTCTGGGGTGATGGTCAGTGCGCCGCCGCCGGTCTCGCTGTTGGTGACCAGCATTCCGGCGTAGACGACCGGCAGAGTGTTGGCAGCTTCGCCTCCGTGCGCGGTGCCTGCCCAGGGTGAGCGGTAGCCCTCCAGCAGCTTGGGTGCGACGACCTCCAGCTCGGGTGCGGTGACCCGCAGGTACAGCCGCTCGTCGGACAGGTCAGCGCCGCGGATGTGCTGGGCGCCGAGACCGGCCGCGCGCATGCCGTCGAGCAGCGCGAGCACGGTGTCTAGGTTGTCGCGGATGCCGTACCGATCGGACAGCACGGCGCGGACGATGCCGTGGGTGCCCGGGTACATGGGGTCGCTGCCGGACAGCATGCGCACGAGGACCTTCTTGGCGGGGTCGTGGACCCGAGCCAGCTCGTTGACGTTGGTGTCCATCAGCTCCAGGTGCTGTGCGCGCAGCTTGCGGACGTAGCGGGTGGGGATGTCGAGGACGTCGCCGAGCTGGCTGTCGGAGCGGTCGGTCATCCGGTAGGTCCCGTTGAAGTCGGTGACGCCTTCGTCGTTGATGTCGGGTGCCTGATCCGAGATGACGAGGTTGCCGCTGGTGAAACGGACATCAGAGACGGGCATGACGACGTCCACCTTCTGGCGGTGCTGCTGCTCCAGCAGCGTGATGAGGTCGCCGACGTTGGCGTTGCGCAGGGTGCGGGCGGGCACTGCGGGCAGTGTTGGAGCGGTCATGGGTTCCTCCTGGTTTGCGTTTGCCTTACTGATAGCTTGAATGTATAGCGCACTATACGTTTTAAGCAAGCATGAACAGGAATGAAATGAGAAACCCCCGCCCATTTAGGGCGGGGGTTATCAGTAACCGGAAGTTCAGGTGGGGATCACACCGGGCCAAAAGTGGATGCGACCTTGGCGGTGGCACGGCCCAAGGGATTCGATGGCCCGGCGGATCGCGTAAACGTCGTCACCTCCCCGCCTGGCCGCGAGGACGACAGCGACCTCGTATCCGAACTCGACTACCCGGTCACCGCGGTAGGCAAGGCACGGCGGCCGGTGGCCGCGGCCCACCCAGTCGAATGCCGGGCGTACATCCGAGTGTGGTTCGTGAGCCAGCATGGAGCGGTTGACCATATCCAGCTCGTCCGAGGTCAGTGCGATTGCAGTGCTTGCAATTGACATGATGGAGCCTTCCTTTGTGTTCGCTGAGAATTTCGCTTGAACGTATAGTGTGCTATACGCTATGTCGAGGGGCTGGCCGTCAAGGCTCCACTACATCGGCTGCCCCGGTTTAGAGTTCCGCCATGAGAATTAGGCGGGGGCTATGCATCGTGGTGGCAGCGGCTGCGATGGCGGGGTGCGGCGGTGCACCGGCGGAGAAGACGCCAACTACATCCGCTGCACAAAAACCGGCGATACTGCCCCAGACGTCGGTCGACGTGGAGGGCTGGAGAGCCGAGATACTTGCCGCCAGCCCGGAGGCATCACCCGACATGGCACGCCTCTACGAGCTGACGGTGAGCAACTGCGACAAGACCGTCGACGAGTTCGAGTCGATGATCGCCGCCGACACCGACGGCACCATGTCTATTGTCCGCCGGGGCATGCGTTACGTGTGCCCCACCCGTCTAGAGAGGGTTAACCAGGCGCAGTCCAACAACAATCAGGGCGGCCGGGACGTGGACCGAGCATGCGCCACCTCGCCCGACAACCGGACACCACGGGAGCAGGATCTGGCCGCCGCTGCCGGTTGTTAGCGCAACCCCTGCCTACCGCCCGTGACGGTGCAGTCATGCCCCGCTTACTGCGCGAATATCCTCGTTTGGCTGGACGCCAGCCAATTCCTACTACTACGCTCCCAGTAGCCAACCGGCCCGGACTAGAGGCTGGTTCTAATTTACCGGGGCCGGGGGTGCTATGTCGGGCGATGGCAAGGTATTGCAGGCTGACCTTGATGCGATGGGCAAGGTTGGTCCGCACCTGCGCACCAGCGCCGGGGAGATTCGCAGGCGTATCCCTGCCAGTGATCCGGTGAGCGCCGGTGCCGATCCGGGGTTGGCGGCGTTAGAGGCGTTCTCGAAAGCGATCTCGGATGTGGAGCGCGTCGCCGCTGCCCGGTTGGAGACGATCAGCGATGTCTACGACGAGGCGCATCAGGCGTTTGTGACTGCCGAGCAGCTCTACGCCGCACATCAGCGCCTGCCCAGCATCTATCAGCGGCCCACGCAGGTATAGCGGAGGCGCTAGTGGTGTTGACGCCGCTGGATGAGTTTATGGCCAAAAAGGCCAATGACTACATGGCGCGGGTCGATAGTTGGCGGCCGCGCACGTCGGCGCTGAAAGCCGACTTCGATGACTACAGACGCTGGGCCACCACCCCCGACGGGACGTATTGGTCCGGGCAATTCGCTGGCGCCGCACAAGAGGCCGCCGCCGATGACTGTAAGGGCACCGATAACGCCGACGACACCACCGAGGACATCGCCAAGCTGGCCGCCGCCACCATCCAATACGAAGTGGTTGAGCCCCTGACCGCCGGTCAAGCCCTCATTGAAAGGGTGCTGCTCAAGAAGGATCAGGGTGTCTCGATCGATCAGGGCTACCACTGCGAGTACCACCCGGCTGAGGGTGAGAGTGAGGATTCGATCGCCCGTAACCGCGAGCACGTCGCCGATATCGAGCGTCAGATCAAAGAGTATGTGGCCCGGTGGGAGAAGGGCTGTCAAACCCTCAAGACGCAAACCGATGCGGCCCGCGAGGCGATGCTCTCGCGGATCAACCCGAAAGCCGCGCTGGTCGATGGCCGCAAAATCCTGCTCGACGCCGCCACACCCAAGCCAGGTGATCCGACCGCCACCACCATCGACTACAAAAAGCAGTACCCGAAGGCCACCGATCCGGCCACCACGCAGGCCGCAGCCGCTACAACCGTCGATCCACACGCACCGGTGCTGGGTCCACCCTCACCTGGCGACAAGCCGTTCCAACCCGATCCACGCGCAGGTGGCCTCACCGACAAACTGGGCGTGATGGGCATTACCGAGCCCAAAAGCCCATTGGACAAACCCCCGCCACCACCAGATGCGCGCACCGTGCCCGCACCCAAACTGGACCCCAACACCGCGCAGGGTAAAGCGGCGATCGACAAGTTCCGCAGCATCTTGGCCACGCAGTATCCGCCTGATCAGGTGGAGGCCAAGCTGTCCGAGGCGATCAAGGGCGCCCAGCAGGACCGGCCCATGGTCGCAACACCCGAACCCGGTACGCCTGAGCGTGTTCGGCAATCCGGTGGTGGGGCATTCGGCGAGTCGTGGGATCAAGGTGGCCGCGCCAAGGATGACCTGTTGGGTATCAATGGTGGCGACCACGCGAAAGAGGCGTGGAAGGGTGTCGCTAAGGGGCTATGGGATGTGGTTAACCCTGATCCCGTCCACCAGGTGGAACGCGGGATCGACCAGGCTAAGGGGGCTATCGATGAGGTCAAATCTGGCATCGACAACCCCAAAGCCTTCATCGGCAAACACGGCATCGAAATCGCCGCAGGTATCGCAACCGCACCCGTGGGCGGCGAAGGCGCACTACTGGGCACCGAAGGCCGCGCCCTCACCCACGGACTCGAAGACGCCGCACCAGGACACCCACCCACCCCGCACACCGCCGAACCCCACACTCCAGTCACAGGACACGCACCCACCGAACCACCAAGCGGCACAACACATCCCGCACCAGCCGACCACTCGGCACCCGCAGCGGATCACAATGGCGGTGGAAATCACGGCATTCCCGCCAACATCGAACACGCTGCCGGACTCCCCCGCTCAGCCGACGACATACTCAACGACTCCCGCGCCGCACACCGCCTCGAACGCGACCAACTCGACTGGGACAGAGGCGAACAGAACCTTGCTGACCTCGCAGCCCACCACGGGGTATCCGTAGACGACTTGCCACGAACCCCGCAATACGACATTCACCACCCGACATATACCGATAAAATTGCTGCCGATCACAGCGCAGAGATCGACCGCCATACCCAAATGTGGGAGCACGGCTACAACACCCAAAGCGTCCAACAGGTCCTCGACAACATGGACGCACCGCGTCAGCCCACCACCGACTTGCGCAATGAGCTACGACAAGGTTTGAACGATTACGGCTATGCCGACCTGGTCAATGCGGGACACAGTCCAGCGGATGCAAAACGCCTTGCGGGCGAGTACGCAGAAGCCCAATTCCCCCGAGAACCAGGGCTTATCCCACAGCCAGTCATACACAACCCGGATGGAGCGGGGGGTGGATACACGCGGGCGTACACATATGGCGATTGGCAGGTCAACAACGCGCTGGGTAATCTGACAAAACAGGAAAAGGACGCTCTCAGAGCGTTTCTCGAAACTCAACCGCGAGACGCTATCGTGAACATCAGACTCACAGACGGACGGGGGTGATCAGGTGGCCGATGAACACTTCGAGTGTTTCCTTCAGGATCTGCCGTTCTCGATTCAAGGCCCTGCATGCACAGATGAGCACGTGCGGGCGTACACGGGACTTGTCCCCGACTGCCTTATCTCGTACTGGCGAGAGTTCGGCTTCTCAGGATTCGGCAAAGGGGCTGCATGGCTCGTTGATCCGATCGAGTGGAAGCTGACCACTGAGGAGATAATTCTCGATCGAGTCCGGCACCCTAGGCTAGGCGAGGACGCACAGTTCATTCCCTTCGCCCGAAGCGCATTCGGGAAGGTGTGGTTCTGGACACCCGGCTACGGCATGTCGCTCATCGTTGATATGGCGCGTGGAATCTTGTACCCAAAACCGCAGGCGCGGCATCTATCACCAAGCGGCCTTGAGCTCACAATGCACGCGTTCTTCGGTGCATCCACCTTAGATCGATTCGAGTTCTACGATCGCGATGAGCAACCCATGTTTGAACGGACCCACCAGCACCTCGGCGCACTTCAGTTCGATGAGGTGTACGGATTCGCGCCCGGACTGCTGATGGGAGCGCCCGCGATCGTGGACGCCACTCACTTGTTCCAGATCCACGTACACATGGCATTCCTGCGCACCGCCATCGGGGACAACTGGTACGTCGCGGGCTAACGCTCGCTCAGGAGATAGAGCCGTCCACAATTTTGTAGATACTGTCCCGCTTTACCTCGGCGTCACGTGCCAGCACGGTGGCGCCGACACCCAACGCCTTGGCCTGTTTGACGGCCTCGTAGAACTCGGTGTCGGTCTGCTTGCGCAACACAGCCTGACGTCGGCGGCGGCGGGCTAGCCGACGGACGGAAGCCCGGGCCGCCTCCTGCTCGTCCGACGAGGTATTCATGAGCGCAGTATAACGCGCTATACATATGCGGAGGCAACCGGCTGGTATGGGAAAACGCCCCGGCCCGAAGGCCGGGGCGTCCTCCAGCTATCGCGTGGGCCTAGGGGCGGCGGTCCTCCAGATCCGTCACCCGGTCGTACAGGGCGGTGTGTCTGCGGTTCTGCTCGCGAACGTCGCCGTGTAGGCCGCCAACTTCCTTGCGCAGGTCGGACATCTCCTCGCGGATACCGCGCAGGTCGCGCATGGCATCGGCGAATCTGTCGACCAGATACTCGACGCCTCGGACTGCGCGGTCCACGTCGTCGCGCAGGTTGGTCTCGTGCGAGTTCACTACCTGCTCCTCCACTCCTGCCAACTTCGCCTCGACCGCGTCGACGCTTTTGTTGACGGCGGTCACGTGCTTGCGGCTGGAGAAGTGCGAGGTGATGTACGCGGTGCCCCAGCCGCCGACGGCCGCTATGGTCAGCGCGGCGAGGTCCATCCAGGAATCAGCGCCCACTCCCCCGCTCACTCAGCCGGGCCGCTCGTCGGAGCGATGCTGGGCGTGGTGTTGGTGTTGGCAGCTGCGAGCCCGCCCCCCAACAGGATTGGGATGAGCGCAAGCCATGGCGCGATCTGGTCCTGGGTGAAGATGCCCCACCCGATGAGGAGGGTGGCACCGGTGCCGAGGACGGGGTACACCCAGCGCCGGAAGCCGTCGGCGGTGTTGATGTGCGACAGGGTCGAGTCGAACACCGCAAGCAGCAGTGCTGCAACCAGATTCGCTTTGGTGGCCGTCAGAATCCCCATGGTGACCAGGAAGACGGCCAACCCGGGTATTGCGGTGTGTATGAAGGCGCGGAGATCACTCCACGTCTTAATGCCCAACAGTGAGGTGTCCTTCATGTCAAATCCCTTTCAACAGTTGCATTTACACAGTTGCTGGACAGGCCCGCCGATTAGGCGGGAGTTTGGAGCTGGGCAGCGACGTCGAATTGGAATAGCTGGTCCCAGTTGGACCAGGTGCCCGGGAGTAGGACGAGGGTGCAGCCTTGCGGGGCCACGCGGCGGATGTTGGCGGCGGCGTGGTCGACGGCAGTCATGCCGTCCCACAACGCATATGCCGGGTCCCCGTACTTTCCGTGCGCGTTGGTGGCGATGAACTTGATGGCGTCGAACAGTAGGTACACCAGGTCTGGTAGCAGGGACAGCAGCTGCACGGGGTTGAGCAGCTGGCCGATGGTCCCTGCCGGGCCGGTCGTCATGAGTCCGGCGAGGCCGGACAGCGCGCCGTGCAGGGGGTCGTCACTTGGGGCGAGGCCGAGTAGTTCCTGGAATGCCTGTTGTGGGAACTTTGTGAACAGGTAGATGGCGAAGTCCAGGGTCAGCTCGGCGCGGGTGAGGACCTGGTACAGCAGGAACAGCAGGCCGCGGGCGCGCGGGTACCAGTCGCCGTCGATGGAGTACGACCAGTAGCGGTCCCGTACCCATTGTGGTTGCGGCAGTTTGGAGATGCCCTCGCCCGGGTCGTTTCCGAGCAGGCTTCCCTCGGCGGGCATGGATGGGTCACCGAAGGTGGTGACGCCGAGCACGAACTGGCGCCACTCCGGCGGCAGCGCAGTGAGGCACTTCTGCACTGAGACGCCGCCCATGGAGTAGCCGAGGAGCCAGATGTTGGTGCCCGCCATGGGCCGGTACAGGCGCATGAACTCGTCACGGAACTGGTCAGTCGCCTTGTTGAAGCTGTGCGCGTCGGGTGGGTTGAGGAAGGCCCGCGAGTCCGCCCAGACTCCCTGGATCGGGTACTTGGACCCGTACACCGGCGCGACGTAGGCGCCGATGGCCTTTCGCACCGCCAGGTTCGCGACGCCGTCGTCGCGGAGGGGCGTGGTGATACCCAGGCGGCGCAACCGCTCCACTTCGACAGGGTCGTTGTTCATGAAGCGGGTGATGTCCTGCACGGCCGCCGCGGTGCAGTCCGTGTAGCGGTCGTCCAGCACCACGCCGTGCTCCGCTGCGTGGCTGTTCTTCGGGTAGGCGTGCAGTAGCCGTCGCTCGATGTTGGTTACCTCTGGACTGACATCGCCGGGGCCGTACCCGATCCATTTGCCGTCGGGGCCGTTCACGGCTTTGCCCCGAGCTTGAACCCGGTCTTACCTGCGTCTGTCGACCCGGTGAGGTGGTCGCGAATCTCAGCGACTGCCTCGATGAGCGTCTGCCATCCCAACATCTCCCAGCGTCCGTTGATCTGCTGGAAGGTCTGCTTGTCGAAGTCCGCGGGTATCGCGGTTGGCGACGGGTCCGGTGGCTGGACCACGGGTGCCTCGCCTGGGAACTGGTATCCGGCCATGTCCTTGGCGACCTCGCCGCGGAACCAGCCCATGTCTATGTTGCCCGGGTCCCACTTCACGTTGGGCGCCGCGGTCGCATACTCCTTGTGGCCGATGACGCGGTCGGCGCCGTAGCCGAGCTTGGTGAGGACCGCGGCGGTGGCGTCGCGCATGGTGATGATCTGGGCGTCCGGCCACCGCTGTCCTTTGTCAAAGCTGCCGTCCGGCTGGATGGTCGGCCACGCGCATTCGAAGCCGATGAGCCGCTGGTTGCCGGTGTTGGCGGCGATGCCCGGATACTTGCCGATCCCGGCGTGATTGCAGGGGCCGACTGCGATGAGATGGCACTTGCCGTCTGGGGTGATGAGGCACTGCGACAGTGGCCCGGCGAGGTCGGAGCGTCCGTCGCGTATGCCTGCGACGGTCTCCCGGTCGTTGCCGGTGTGGTGGATCATCACGCCCCAGATGTCGCCCATCTGGCCGCCAGTGCCGCGGTCTTTCCAGCCTGCCTCTACGACCAGTCGGTCGCCGAGTGCTGCGCGCAGTACGTCTTCCAGCCAGACAGGGTCTCCTGTGTAGCCCACGTTGTCTCCTTCGGGTGGTGTGGTTGCGAGGGCGCGGCGCACGACGTCCCGCGCCTCGTCCCAGTGCTGCGCGTAGCGGTCGGGGTATGCCGATCCCTGGACGCGCTGGGCGAATTGCCCTGCCAGTGCCGGGTTTCCGGCTGCGGTGTGGTAATCGCCGGAGAGTCGACTAAAGAAAAGGTCGGCGGACTGGGCCAGTGTCATGCGTTGTGCGGGTGTGCCCCACCATGGGGGACGCTGTTGGAAGTAGCCGGATGAGTCCGCGTCATCGGATTCCGAGTCGTGTGGGAAGTTGAGCGTTTCTGAGTCTGATTGATTTGCGGGGCACCACCATTGGCGGTTTCCGTCGTCGTCGTCAGCTCCGACTTCGACGGCTACGGTCATGCAGGCAATGACGGTGGCAAGCTCGTCTAAGCCGCGTTGTAGTGCGACGGCATGTATTTCACGTGCTACTTGTTCTCGGGTGCGCAGTGGGTGGTCTGCGAGCCAGGTGAAGGACATGTCAGTAGCTCGCTTTTATGTCGTGCTTGGCCTCGCATACGAACAGGGCGACGCCGAGTCCGATGCCGACTAGAGCGCCGGTCGCTATCCCGGCCAAAATGGCGAAGGTGTGAGAATGAGTCAACTGGCTTAACATGTTGTGCTCCAATGTTTTAAGGGAGACGCCAGAGAACGAGGGCGCTGAATAGGACAGCCCGGCGGTGGGGCCACTTGGCTGTGGTGCCGCCGTTGATGGTGTGGTCGACGACGGGGTGTCCGCAGATCGGACACCGGTCCTCGACGTGGCCTTCGTTGAAGGCGGGGAGGTCCGTTCCGTACTCGTCGCAGAGGGCGAGCATTTCCCGTATCACAGTCCAGCGCGCCGTATTTCGTTGGTGACGAATAGGTCGCCGTTCTTGATGGGCCGAACATCGACTACCGTTCGAATGTCGAATACCAGAGGGTGCTCGGGTTGGGACATTCCCACCGGTGCGCCACCTATCGGCTCCATCCAGTACGTGAAGAACGGGTAGCGTCCCGCGGGGGCGTGGACGACTGCCGAGCCCTCGATAGTGCTGTTAGGGGTTGGCTGCCAGTTGATCTGGCCGCGTCGATACTCCGGGTGCAGGGGTTCGCGGCCGTCTTCACCCGCCAGCCCGATGTAGACGGGCCACACAATGACTTGGAGTATTCCGTCGGCCTTGGCCGGGGCGGTCACGCGATACCCAACGAAGGGGTGAGAACCACGTTGCCCGGGGTGGAAAAGATGGCTTGGGTGACGGCGCAGTTGTCGATCATGTTGGCGGCGCCGACGGCCGCCGCAGACGCCAGGATTGCGTGGGTAACGGTGGATGCCGGGACGGCGATGCTGACCGCGGAGCCGGTTACGTTCCCACCTGAGCCGGATGTCCAAGTGGTTTGGGCGCGGGCGTACCCGCCGCCGGTCGACTCGTTGGAGGGCGTCTGTGAGGTTCCGGGTGCGCCGGTCGCGCACCCAAACCAGTTGCCTAGAGCCTTCCAGGCGTCGGCCAGGGATTGTCGCGTCTGGGGTACTTGAATTGCCATAGGGCCTCCTATTGCCTTGCGTAGAAGTGGGCTTCGCCGCGGGCACCCGCGTTGCCGTTGCTGAATGCGCCGCCGCCCTTGCCACCCGAGCCGGGGGCCACGCCGTCGCCGGTGCCGCCGGTGTAGGTCTGGCCGTTGAGGGAGACGTCGCGGTTGGAGTTGGCGTTGCCGCCGCCGACGGGGTCGCCGGACTGTGTGCCTATGCCGCCTCGGCCGGTTGCGCCAGGTGCGGTGACGAGGGTGGAGCCGTTGACGATGCCGGTTGTGGGACCGCCGTTGCCGCCGTTACCGCCCCCGGTTCCTGCTGTGCCGCCGACACCGATGGAGCCGGTGATTTGTGTTGCCGTCCATGGGAAATGGACGCCGCGTTCCCAAGTTCCGTACACCCATTGGCCGCCGTCGCCGCCCTGTGCGGGGGTGAAGGAGAATTGGGCGCCGCCACCGCCGCCTCCACCGGGCAGGTACGCGTAGTCGATGTAGCGGCACCAGTACGGGATGTTGTAGGTGTAGGACCCGGTGGCCGTGATGTCGGTGCGTACCGGGGACATCGCCGGGAACGCCGCCCCGCACTGGAGGCTGCCGGTTGCGGCGAATGCCGCACCTAGTTGGTACTTCTGGGCTACCTGGACGGCCAGTGTGCCTGCACCGGCAAGGGCCGCGCCCAGCGCGTACGCCTGGGCCACCTGCGCCGCCAGCGTGCCCGCGCCGCCAAAGGCTGCGGGCCGGGTGAACTGTTGGAGCAGTTGCGCCGACAGTGTGCCTGCACCGGCAAGTTGGGCTAGACGGTCCAGGCGGACTCGCGCATCTACCGACATGTTGCCGGTACCGGCCATGGCCGCTGCGCGCTGGTACAGCTGCCGGACATCGGCGGCTAGTGCGCCAGCTCCCCTGAATTCCGCTGCCCGGTCGTATATCTGGGATACCGCGGCGGCGAGCGTGCCTGCACCCGCCATGTCGGCACCGACGGTGTACACCTGTGCGACCTCGGCGGCCATGGTGCCCTCAGCGTGCAGGGCCACGGTCCGATCTGGTATCCAGAACCAGCCCGTGACCGCCTCTGGTGGTTCAGACGGTGGGGGTTCTTTCCACCAACCCAGCTGCGGCTCCGTAGTTTCCGGTTGCGGGTTGGTGGTCCAACTCATCTACGGACCGGCGAATCCGATGCAGGAGACCATCTGACCGTCTGCGTCGTTGGTGCCGGTGATCTGAATCCAGGACGGGTTGAGCTTCCCGTCTGGGTCCAGGCCGCCGCGCTCGGCGGTGAAGGTGATGCCGGGTAGTTCGGGCATGGTGAACGTGGTCATCGCTGATGCCTCTCTCGGGTCGTTATGCGATACGGCGGCCATCGAATGTGGCGATGCCGGACAGGGCTGTGATGCTTCGTGACACAACGGTTTCCGAGCCGGTCGAGCCGTTGGACCGTACGTCGTAGTCGACCGCGATAAATCCCGGCTGCACCACATCTCCCGCCACCAGCGGGATCTCGAAAGGGCAACCTGAGGGAATGGCCCCGGTGATGCGGGTGCCGTTCTTGTACACCACCCAATAGGGCACAGACGTGCCCTTGGCGGTGACCGATCGGTACGTCGTGCTGATGCGGTACAAGCCGGTGGTGGCGATCTCGATACGTGCCGTTCCTAAGTCGTCGAGAGTGACGTCGGTGGTGTAGTCGTTGAATGTGAAGAACCCCGACGGGAACGCCCCGGAAGAATAGGGGCCATAGGTGACGTCGGCGGTGCTGTCGCGTCTGATGCTCCATGAATTCGACATCGAGAATCCCGCTCCCGCTGAGGTGTAGTCGGACATCGCGAACGCGGCGATGCGGTAGGAGTCGTAGGTGAAAAACGGGCTTGCCCGCTGCACGCTGAACATCGAATACCGGTACGCGGCACCGATGTTGATCGTGTTGCCCGCGTCGGTGGCGGAGAGGATTTGGCGGCCGTTGACGCGCACGAAGTAGTTGGTGCCTGAGCAGCGGATCTCGATGCGCGCGCCCTGCTTGACCGCTGAGAGCCCGGTTTGCAGTGTCAGCGGCGTGTTGAACGACCAGCTGCTACCTGAGCGGGTGAACTTGCCGATACGGATCTCGCCCTCTTTGGCGAGGCAATAGGCGCCCTGTGTGCGGCCCGAGTCGCATCGGATGTAGACGCCCGAGTAGTAGTTGCCGTTCTGGGTGTCGCCCAGCACAAAAGAGGCTGATTGGCCGTCGGTGGCGTAGGTGTAGTTGGGGCTGGCGAAGAAGTACCCGTCAGGGTTGCCGTTCTTGACCCCCGCATAACCGGAGTCCCCGCGGATGGTGATGTCGCCAGCGGTCGGCCCGGTGGTCCAATCAGTCGAATTCAGGGCGGAGCCGTCAGCGCCGGAGAACACGAAGCTGTAGCTGTTGCCGCCACCGGTGTTCTGCTCGGTCTCCTGTTCCTGCAACGTGGTCTGGGCCGCGATAGCGCTTTTGAGCGCGTCCTGCGACAGGCCGAGGAGGGACAGTAGGGAGTCCTTGGCCTGGTTGATCTGATCGGCGATGGTTCCCGTTGTGCCGGTGGTTGTTCCGTCGGCGCCCGTCTTGACCCCGGTAAGCATGTTGCCGAGGTTGCTGACCAGATCGTTGACCCGGCTCATGTCGAAATTGCCTACGACGTCGCCTGCGTTCAGTGTTCCGCCGCTGGTGAGCTTCTGAGTCTTGTTGTTACTCAGCCCGAACCAGTCCTTGACGGCCTGGATGGTCGAGTTGATAGGTGTGACGACAAGCCCTGCGAAGATGTCCCGTATCTGGTTCAGCTGGGCGTTGAGGTCGGGTAGGTCCGTGACCTTGGTCTGCGGGAGGAGTGGAATGTTGCCCAGGCCGAGCAAGCCCAGGATCTCTGCGGCATCGATCTTGCCGTCGGCGGTGATGGCCGTGAGGCGGTTTTGGACGTCGCCGATTTCGGCGTTGACCTGTCCGGCGACGGTGTCGAAGAACTCCTTGAAGCGGTCCAGGCCGACCTTGTGTGCCAGCTCCTCTAGGGCGTTGCCTATGTCGGTGCCGAACTGCTCTAGCTGGGTGACGAGGTCCTGCACGTAATCCTGCGGGAGCTTGCCGGTCTTCCAGGTATCGGCGTCGTCGAACCACACGGTGCCCGCGGTGACGTCACCTGTAACCAGCAGCGTGGTGCGGATCTCGTCGACTCCGGTGTCGGGCACGGTGTAGGTCCCGTGTAGTTCCACCCATCCGCTGCTGTCGGCGGCCGACGGCTGGTGTTGTGCAACGACTGTGGATGCGACAGGGTTACCGGCGAGGTATGAGGTGATGACCAGCCGGATGGGGTTGGTGCCAGCAGCTGCCGCGAGTCCCTGCCAGCGGGTGAACGCCTCCAGCTCCAGGTGCTGCTTCTTGGCCACCGGTATGGCGTTGGAGTGCAGGTACTTTGCGGTGCCCGACATGATCGCCTTGACCGATCCCAATGGGCTGGTGCGGCCAACGGTGCCGTCCCACAGCCAGTCTGGGTTGTCCACAACCGCGGCGTCGGTGTCGAAGCCGCCGTTGAGGAGCAGATTCGGGAACCATTCGCCGATCTGCGACAGGGGGATAAGCGGCAGCAGTCCGGGCTTGATCCATGACAGGACGTTGGCGATGCCCTTTTTCAGCTCGTCGAGCCACTCGATGATTTCGGGGATGGGGTTGGTGGCGATTCCCAGCAGCGAGTCGATGAGCCGCTGGAGTTCCTTCTGGATCATCACCGGGAGCTGCTTGAGGACGTCGCCGAGGTTGGTGATCGTCTTCTTGAGGGCCGGGTCCTGGGCTAGTTGGTTGGTCGGGTCGTATTCCGTCTTGAAGTTCTGCGGGACCAGATCGACTGACCGAGGCATTAGACCGGCATGACCTCGACGTACAGCTGGGCGTTGGCCTTGTCGAACAGGTAGGCACCGGCCAGACCGTCGTTGTAGAGGTTGACGTAGACGGTGCCCTGGTTGCCGGTGTGGTTGGCGGGCACCAGGGCGTAGGTGTTGTCCGGCGTGATGGCCATGGTGGGGTCCGACGGCGTCGACGCGTGCGGAGACATGTGCGCCCACTGGGAGGTGTTACCGAAGCCGCGGGCGATGAGTTGGCCGGAGGTGGGGTGTCCCAGCCGCACCTCGCAGCCGATGATGAGCGGGTCCTGATCTAGCTCCACACCGGTCGCCTTGATCTTCCCGAAGACAATCGGCTTCCACGGGAATGGTTGCGCGGGAATGGCAAACGACCCGATGGGTGCACGGGTGGAGAAGCCCTGGAAGTTGGTGAAGGCAGCTTCGGGCACCGTGAACGGCCTGGGCAGGATCGACCCAATGGACATGGGCCGCCACTTGCCGGACGCCCCGATGTTCTCGTCGAAGCCCAGAACCTGGAGGTGTTGTGGCGGGGTGGACATATCGACGTCCGGGGCCTGCCCGAGGCTGGCGGCGGGACCTTGCGGGCCGCGCGGGACCTTCAAGTACAGGCGGCACGAAGGCGCGTATGGGGAGCCGGTCTGGTGCACGTAGGAGTCTTGGGCGCCCTCCGGCGGGAGAAGCTCAACGCTCCAGCTGATCTGGGGCACCGGCCCTGGGGGGCCTTCCGATCCCATCATGAGGATTCGGTATTCGGTGCCGAACCAGATGTAGGCGCGAGACCCGATGAGGTTGGTGACGCCCTCCTGCTCGGTGGTCACCACCACTGAGGGGCTGGTGCCACCGGTGGGCGTGCCGTTCATCTGTGGCTGCCCGATACCGGCCTTGGAACCGGCGAAGGTCACCGTGTATGGACCGCCGGGGTTGCCGACGACCTCGACGTCGCCGGTGGACACGTTGGGTAGGGCAACGAGCGCGTCCTCGAATGCCTGGGCGGTGGCGTTACCGGCAATGGATGCGGTCGGCTGGCCGTCGTACGCGATGGTGAAGGAGGTGGGGGCGCCGTTCAGTGTCACCGTCTGGACCTCGTTGACGGTGGCGTAGTGGTTCATGATCCAGTACTTGCCGATGTCCTCCTCGATGTCCTGGAGGTTGGTCGGCAGGTCCTCGGGGTCGTCGATCATCGACTTCTGGAGGCGCAGCGCGAAGGCGTTGGTACCGGCCGGACCCTGTGGCCCCATGAGCGCTGGCACTACCAAAGTTGCCTGGTCGCCTTGGATTTCCATGGTGACCGCGTACTGATCCGGTGTCGCCCCATCGGACACCACGGCGTAGATGTGGGTGTTCGTCAGCAGGGACTTGAGGTACACCATCAGGCCGATGGGTGGTACCGGTGAAGTCATCTAGTCCTCCTTGGGACGGGGTGCGTCGGTGTAGCGGACCTCTGGTTTCGTGTGCCACTCGGCGGTCAAGACCGGCCCCTCGCCGTCGCGGCGTGCCGCGAGGCCGCGGACGTCGGGTGGGCGGAGTCGGTCGTCGCTGTAATCGCCTGGCTGTAGGTCTCTTTCGGCATCGTCGGGGGCGTTGACGTCCACCCATGCGCACGCGTTCTCGTAGATGCCTGGGCCGTGCATGCGCCGCTTCTTGATGTGGGCGGCGGCGGTGCGGCGGAATCCGTACAGCACTGCGGTCCAGGCGATTGCGAGGATGGTGGCGGACATGTGGTTGAGGTCGTGGACGCGCCCGTTCTGATCGACTGGGTACTCCATGACCTCCAGCAGCTCCAGGTATGCGCGCTGTATCTCACGCATTTCTGCGACCTTCGCCGCCTGCTCGATGTCCAGTCCGGCGTCGAGTCCGACCTGCATATCTGGTGTGAGGTCGCCATTTTCGGCGTCGTCAGCTGCCGCGCAGACGGCAAGGTCGCGGGGCGAAAGCGTCGCAGTGTCGGCCGCCGTTGGGGGCACCTGGTCTGCCGGTACGCGGTGTGCCTTGCCTGGCCGGTCGGCGGCCATCAGAAGATGGTCCCTTCGCCGAGGAATTGGGACAGCGTTGTCCAAACGGCCTGCAATGCACGAAGACCCCGCGCTGCGGGGTCTTCCTTGTCGCTGTCATCGCCGATGGCCAGTTGCACTGTGACTGGCTCACTTCGGGACCATGTCCGCTTTATCGCAGTGATCTGGTCGACGAAGATGATGCCGCCCTGCTCGAACCCGGCCCGGTCGCCCAGGCCGATGTCGATGTCTATGGCGTGTGGTCGGCCGTTGACGACCTTGACCGTAAAGCCCTGCCAGGCACGGGTTTTGTAGTGGCCGACGCGCATGGTGACGACACCGGACAGGGTGTAGGCGGTGCCGCCGCCCTTCTCGAAATGCTCCTGCCAGGCCATGTCGCCGGTCCAGAGCGCGCGGCGCGGATCAGTGAAGCGCATCCACGCCAGCAAAGTGTTGTCCAGCTGGCCTTGGTAGAGGTTGTCCAGACCTTCGGTGCCCGGCTGCTGGTAGGCACCTATTGCATAGTTGATTACCTGCGCCAGCTGCGACAGCGCGTATCTGATAGCAAATGTCTGGGCTTGGTTGACAATCTGCGGGCTGCGGGAGCCCGTCATCACCGTCTTGACTGGACCCTTGTGTTGTCGGCGTTCCGATTCGATGATTCCGCTGAATTGGCCGTCGTACCAGATGGTTTTAGGCTTCTCGGGTGCGACGCCGAGCAGCTTTCGGAACACCGGATCGGTCTCGCCGTCACCGTCCTCATCGAGGTTGATGAGGGTTTCGGTGATCATGTCGTCCAACGTGGCGCCGATGAGGTTGATGACGCCGTCGGCCGCTGTTCCGGTTGGGCCGGTCACGCCCGACTTGTCTTCGATGGCGAAGACGATGCAGTTGCGGTGCGGCCTGGTGGCGTCGTTGACCGCGTCCTCAGCGACGGTGCCGCGCACCAGGTCTACGAGTTCGGTATGCGGAGAGTCCTTGTCTTCCTTGAGCCAGGTGTAGGCGCGGAAGTCGCAGCCAGCGTCCTTCAACATGTCGTTCATCGCCGAGTGCCAGTCGGTCCATGCCGCGCCGATGACGGAGAGGCGGGACTGATCGAGGATGGGGTTGACGAATGCGACTTGCAGTGGCCAGGACAGCGGGTCGAGTCCGCTGATGCCGCCGTTGAGCCAGCCGAACGGGTTGAAGACGTTGGTCGGGATGGACAGGAGCGGGAAGAACAGGCGCGCCAGGTTGATGAACATGGACGCGGACAAGATGGTGCGTGTATTGCCTGGTAGAACCCACATTTTCGGCAGCTGAACCTCGGGAGGAAACACGGGGTTAGCGGCAAAGAGCAGGTTCTTTGCGTGCTGCCGGTTACTGATCGCCTCCAGTTCCAGCGTGTGGACGCCGGACGAGTCGCGCTTGGCGTTGATGCCGGTGACCTTCCCGCCCCACCGGGTCCGCCAGGTTGGCTGTGTGGGGATGGGGTCGACGACGAGGTGCAGGTCCTCGTGGATCTTCGTCTGCTGGAGGATGAAGTCGGTGAGCCAGTTGTCGTACCGCAGTACTACATTCGCCTGACCAGAGTCCGAGTTCATCTCTTCGACCGACGCCAGCCGCTCGCCCGCGATCTGGGCGATGGGGTCCATGTTCTTGTCGAAGAGGCGCAGCATGGGGCGCTGGCGTGCCGCACCTTCAATGGCGTCACGTCGGCCGCGCAGGTACTTGTAGGCCGACATGGGGTCTGTGGCCGGGTCCGGCTTGGTCGGCCGGTTCATCGTGTCTACGAGGGCGTCGTTGAGCCAGCGCGTGAACTCCAGTGGCGCTGTGGTCAATCCGTGCTGTACGCCATCTAGGAGTGCGCTAGTCACCTACCGAGACCTCTTATAGCGTTGCGGCAGTATCGCGGTGATCTTGGCATTGGGGTTGCTGTGCTTGACCCGGATCTGCGCGACGTGCCTGGATGGGACTGATGCTTGGAACCGCTTGTCGAATCGCTTCCACACCGGCTCACCGGTGGCTGCCAGGTCGTGCAGTAGGAAGTCCAATATCTTTGAGCGCCTGGCGATCTGGTAGAAGATGTTGTCGACCGGGTCGTTGGATGCGGTGAGTGTCCGCTCCTTGGGGTCGGTGTCGACGAGGACGTATCCGTCGGATGGGGCGATCAGGGGTAGCTCGACCATGCGTCCGCTGTCGCCGTCCTCAACCCAGCACCGCCCGGGCGGGACTATGAATTGGGTGTAGGACTCCAGGTCGCCACGGTTGGGCAAGACGATGATGCCTTCGCCGTCGCCACCGAATTGTGCTGCGGTGGCGGGGTTGTTCTGCCACGTCGCCCAGATGGACGGCTTGCTGTAGTAGGGCTTCTGGGCCAGCCACTTCATCGGCCACTTGGCGAAGTTGTTGCCGAAGGCTACGGGGTCGCGCTTCTGGCTGCCGCCTACGGTCTGGGCGGGCCGGACCCTGATCCATCGCCAGCCGGAGAAGCGGGTATAGATGCCGAGCCATCCGTCACGGTTCTCGTCTTGGCCTCGGAACCAGCGGTCCTCAGCCATCCGGTACTGGAAGTTGTTGAACGGCACTCCCTTACCGCCGATGGAGACCGTGAAGTTGATTTCTCGTTTGAGGATGTTGGCGCGTTCGACGGTTGCCCCAAGCTCATAGGCGCCCTCGGTTAGCAGTAGCTCAAACGGCCAGTGGTGCTCGCCCTCAATGTCTTCGGACAGCTGCACGCCCTGACGTCCGGCGTTGATACCGCCGTACATGTCGGTGAAGTCGCCATCGGGCGAGATGTGGACTATCCGGGTGTCGAGCCCCTGGAGGGCCTTCGGCAGCTTGTCCCATTGGTCGTAGGCGGGGATCTCGGACTGCCGGATGAACCTCACGGCTTAGGCAGTCCCGTCATCCGGGTGTTCATCCGGTCGGGCGGCTTCACCAGGCCTCCTGGGTCGTTGATGGTGACGGGGCCGTAGAACGCGGCGCCGGTGGCGCTGCTGTTGTTGCTGTTCTGGTTGGTCGTGTAGTTGTTCCCGCCGGGGTTCTGGCTGTTGGGCAGGAAGTCGCCGACCTGAGGGAGCGCCGCCTGGAGTGCGTCACCGACTACGCCCATGCCGCCGTCGCCGAAGTCGAACTCTCCAAGACCCCCGTTGCCGGGTCCGGGGGCGCCGCCCGGGCCATGGCGGTTGTTGCGCATGGCCTGGGTACCCAAGGGGTTCTGCTGCTGTTGCTGCGGGCCGCCGAATGCGTTCTTGAGCATTCCACCGATGGCGTTGGCGCCTCCGGTGAACAGCTTGAAGATTCCCCACTCCATGGGGTTGGAGAAGACGGAGCCGTCCAGGCCGAGCATCTCCATGGCGCCGGACATCATGTCCTTGGCGAAGCTCTTGCCGTCGGGGCCGCTGCCCGGTTGCTGGCCGTTGCGTCCACCGCGGCCCCGGGCGTCGGCGTCGTTGACCTGTTCCTGCTTGGTAGACAGGTCGTCCAGCGCGTCCTTGTGCTCGCGCTGCGCCCGGGATAGCCGTTCCTCGGCGGCTGCCTGCTCGGACGGCTTGACGTTCTTCTTGCCCTGGAGTTCGTCGAGCTTCCGTTGTGCCTGTTCGATGTCGAACTGCTTGTCCTGGACCTTCTGCTCTGCGTCACGCAGTTGACGTCGCTGGGCCGGGGATGCACCTCCCCCGCCGCTTCCTCCACCGCCGTAGCCGCCTGCCCCGCCCCCACCGCTGCCGGAGCCGTACATGCTGTAGCCGCCGCCAGCTGCGCCGCTGGGCCAGCCGTCGGGGTACATGGCGTTCATGGGGATGTACGCCTGGTTGGTGAATTGGGGGTCGTCGGCGCCTGCGGCGCCCGCGCCGACGGTGAACTTGCCTACGCTGCCGCCGGATTCAGCGTTGCGGCCATCGGGCAGCGTGACGGCCATGTGGCCGCCGCCGGGGCCGCCGTTCTTCCATCCGACGCGCAGGGTGCCTGCTGGTCCGCGGCCCATGATGGCGCCTCGGGCGGCGAGCCAATCGGCTGCATTACCGGTGGCCATCCGCTCGCCGTACAGGGGCTGCCCGACGGCGGCGTTGACAAGGACGGATGCGGCCCCGGAACAGTCGGTACCGGATGGGCCGTGGCCGCCGCGGACGTAGGGCGCACCCGCCATGTCGTTGGCTGCGTCCTCTATCGAGATGGGACCTCCGCCCGCGTATCCGGGTATACCGGTGAGGATTCGCAGGAAGTTGGCGGACGGTACCCAGCCGCGGTTCATGGCGTTGATGAGCGGCATGTTGTCGCGTGTGGACTGCGCAGTGTTGATCGACTCTCGGTTGGATACCTTGATGAATCCACCTGCGCCACCGCCTATTACACGGGCGAGGATGGAGTCACTGGTGCCCGTCCCGGGGCCACTGATGACGCCGCGGCCGTCGACATGTCCACCGGAGGCGCGGCCTGGTACCTGCCCGGCGAGGGTGGCTGCACTGAATACGCCTTGCAATCCGGGCGGCAAGATCGCACCGAGCGAGTTGGCCAGTTTGAGATCTATAGGAAGGGTGGCGGTCGTGTTGTTGACCTTGTACACCAGGTCGTTGAAACGCTTCTGCGCCTCATCGGTTGCCGCGGTGACCTTTACGATTCCGCCGGGCAGCTGCGTGACGGTGTACCCAAGTTCTTCGAGCTTCTTCTTCGTCTCGTCGTACTTCGCCGGGTCGACCTTGAGATCAATGGACTTGTTGTTGGGTACCGACACGATGGCCGCGCCCAGGTCCTTGAACCGGGCGGCGCCTTCCTCGGTCGGCTTCCACAAGCCGTACTGGGCTTGTGCCATGTCCCGCAACGACTGTGCACCCTTGTCCGTCTCACGCCGCTGCTCGTTGACGTTCTGAGTCAGCGTGATAAGCGACTCATTCGCGTCGGGCATTGCGTCGATGATCTGTTGCAGTCCAACGAGGTTTTGGTCACCGGGGTTGGCTGTGCGGTACTTTGCGATCTTCTCGTTGACGGTGTCCCAGCCGTTGCCCTCCTTGAGGAGTGCGTTGTACAGCTCGTCGGATGACACCCCCATGGCCTGGTACTGCTGCTGGATGACCTTCCAGTCCAGCTTGGTGCCGCCTGACCCGGTGATGGAGACCTTGTCCAGGCCCTCCCGGACGCCCTTGTCTAGTGCCAGCTTCTTGATGATGTCGTACGCCTGCGCGTTGCCCGTTCCAGTTGCAGCGTCTACCAACATGTTTGGGTCGATGCCTAGGCCCTTGGCGCGCCCGATGTCGGTCGTCTTGTAAGGGTCTTCCTTACCGAACCGCTCGGCGGCCTTCCTGCGGGTTTCGTCGGTAACGCGACCGGTGTCCTGGTCCAGGGTGGCCCGCAATTCCTCTTCGGCCTGCTTCTGCTCCTGCGCCTTCTGCGCGGCCTTCTGGTGGGCGTCGGCGATCATGCCCATAGCAATGCCGACACCTGCTGCGGCGACGCCCCACGGACCACCGAGCATGGACAGCACCCCGGACCCAGCGAGCTTCATGCCGGTCATGGCCGCCCCGGCGGTTCCGGCTGTGCGGGAGAAGAACAGGGACCGGTCGGCCGCCTGGTTGTAGCTGTCCCGCATCTGCGTGGCCCAGCCCCTTTGCGCGCGTGTTGATTCGCCAGCAGCGCGTGTCGTGTTCTCCATGGCCTGCTGCGCCTGCGCGGCGGGGGTGCGCCACCCGGCGAAGGCGGTGCCCCACGCCTGGGTGGCCTTGGCCGCAACCTGTAGAGCGGGAGCGGTCAGCTTGGACTTGAGGTACAGCGCCGTGAGGACAGCTACGAGACCGGTGGTGAGCCACTGGTTGTTGCCCAGGATGTCGGCCACCAGTTTCAGCGGCGGCTCCAACGCCTGCATGGCGAAACCTAGTGCACGCCAACCTGCTACAGCAGTTGCTCCGGCGCCCATTGCGATGGCCTTGGACGCCGCAGCGAGAGAGGGGGCCAGGTCCTTGGCGGCGCTGGAGATGTCGCGCCAGCCCTGCCGGATCTGGTCGACCGCAGTACCGCTGCCGCCACCGCCGGTGCGGAGGTCACGCATAGCGTCGGCTGCCTTGTCGAGCCAGCCAGTCATCCCCCGACCTGCCGACTGCAACGACGGCGAAACCAGGTCGTAAAGGGCCAGCTTCGCACTCTCTGCGGTGTTCTTGAGTCCCTCGACGACGCCGGGTAGTCCCTGCATCTGGGCGGCGGCCATCTCGCTGGCGCCACCGGCTCGGCCGACAGCCCGGAACATCTCGTCGAACATCTGGACTCCGCCACCGGCTGCGACCATGGCGGCGCGCATGGCGTCCGAGCCGAACAGGATGTTGGTGTCGGCCTGGAACTCCTCTTCGGTCATCCGCTTTGACGCTGCGGCAACCTGTTCCAGCATGGAGCGGTAGCCGACAAACTTGCCGGTGGTGTCGTACAGGGTCAGTCCCAGGCTTTCGATGGCGCCCTGTGCGGGGTTGCCCTGGTCAGTGATGGCCTGGAGTGAGGTCTTGATGAGAGTGCCTGCATCGGAACCGCGGATACCGGCGTTGGCCAGGAGCCCGAGAGCGGTGATGGTGTCCTGGGCGGTCAACCCGAAGCCGTGGGCGACGGCACCGGCCTGTTGGAGGCCGAGGGCGAAGTCGCCGATGTCGCCGGTGGATGCGTTGGCGACGTTCGCCAACATGTCGGCCATATTGGCTGCCTGGTTGGCGTCCATTCCGAAGGCATGCAGGGCGTTGGCCTGAATCTTGGCTGCCTCTGCTGCGGATACCTGTGCGGCGGTTGCCAATTGCAGCGTGCCCCGGGCCGCTGACATGGACTGGTCGACGTCGAATCCGCCCTTGGCGAGTTCGGTCATCGCCTGGGCTGCGTCGGAGGCCGATACTCCGGCGAGCTGGGTGTCGGCGCCCAGCTCGCGGGCGCGCCGAGATACGGCGGCTATCTGTTCAGGTAGGGCGCGAGTGACGCCCTGCATGGTGTTGAGGGCAGAGTCGAACGAAAGGCCGGTGTCGACAACACTTTTGACGGCGGCAATGAAGCCGCCGCCTGCGGCCAGTGCTGCGCCGGTGTTGAGGGCGCGCTGGAAGCCCTGCGCGAAGCGGGCGCCGGAGTCCGAACCGTACGCCTCGGCCCGCATGATCAGCCCGGCGCCGAACGGCATCTTGACCTGGCCGGACGCCTGCGACTGCGACTTCTGCGCACGCTCCAGGTCCCGGGTGGCGCGGGTCAGGTTCTGTGTCGACAGCTCCTGCGCGCGCCGCGCCCGCGCCACTCCCTCCTCAGCAGTAGCCCGCTGAGTGGCCGTGGCCCTGCCCTTCTCGTTGAGTTCGTTGAGTCGTGTCTGGGCGACGGTGAGGCGGCCGGTGGCGTCCGCGTCTGCCTTCTTCGCAGTCGCCAGAGCCTTCTCGGCGCGTTCGACCTGGCGAAGTGCGTCGACGGCCGACTTACCGCTGGCGGCCAGGTTGCGGGCCATGTCGGCGCCCATGGTCCGGGTGGCACGCCCGAAGCGGCGTTCAGCGTCGCGGCCGATGCGTTCGACGCCCGCGGCAAGGCCGGACGCCTCGGGCATGAGTGGCACCCATACTTGTGCCAGTTCAACGGCGGCGACTGCTGGACTCAACCGGTTACTCCTTTCTTCATACCGATGACGCGGCCGGGCGACTCGCCCAGCGCGTAGTTGGCTGCGCGTAGTCGCTCGAAGTCCTCAAGTGACATCTCGTCGCAGGTGAGTAGCCCCGGCGGTGGTGGTCCCACCGGCCGCTCAGGTTGCGGCACAGGGGCGTTGGGGTCGACGCCCTCACGAGCGATCCGCTGGGGCATAGTGACCAGACCTGCGTGCTGCTCCATCTGGGCGGCCAGCAGGTGAGACTCCCGGGTCCACCCGCCGTGGATGGCGTGGTAGACGGCCGTGCCAGGGGGTGCGGCCAGCACGATGGACCCGAGTTTGGCGACTGGCAGCAGCCGGTCGTCGAAATCGGTGTCCTTGTCTAGCGATATGAGGTCGCGCTCGACCGCGTGCCAGTGCTGGCCGATGGCCCGGGTGAGCGCACCTATTCCCCCGCGGTCAGTTTCGAGTCGGCGAACCAGGCGTCGAACACGGCCTTGTATTCATCATCGCCGAGGCCGACGACGCGGAGTTGGATTTCCTTGGGAACCCCTGCCCAGTCCATCCACTCGAACGCTTGGAAGGTCTCGTCGAGTTGGTATAGCGCCCACCAGAATTGGCGGGTAGGTGGCGTGATCTCCGAGTACTTCGGGAACTGGACGACGTACCCGTCGCTGGTCGTGAATTCGAACAGGGCCGTGCCGTCGGGGTACGGAGAAGGTGCCCCCGCCGAAGCGGGGGCCTCCTTCGTCTCGTCCACCGGTGCGTCGGCTGCCGCTGGTGCGGCTGCCTTCTTCGCGCCCGCTTTGCGGGGCGATGCCTTGCGCGCGGTGGTGGTGCTCAAATCGTCACCACGCCGTCGTTCCAGTACTGGTAACCGTGGTTACCGTCGGCGTCGGGGAACGGCTTGAGCGTGCACTCGTAGGCCGCCAGTTCCGAGTGCGTCCACTTGATGGGCGCGACGGCGGTGATACGACCGATCGGGATGACCAGGCGCATGGAGATCAGGTTGTAGAAGCCGTCGAAAACCCAAGCGCCCGTGTCCAGGAGCTTGGCGTTCAGTTCGGCCTTGATCTCCGTGCCGGACGTGGTGCTGGCCGGGGTGACGGTGACGTTGGATGCACCGTGCACGGCCTTCTGCACGTCGACGTTGTTGACCTGGAGCAGCTTGAACTTGATTTCCAGGCCGTACTTTTCCTGGAGCACTGCGACCAGGTCGCCGCCCCAGTTGTACTCCTCCTGGTTCGACCGATCTTCGGTGCGTTCCAGGCCGTCCTTGCCGACGTGGCCAAGGTTGTTGAAGGCCACTGCGGGGGCGCCGACAGCGGTGGTCGGCAGGGTCGTGCCGACCGGTGCACGCAGGACGCCGCCGGTGACCCGCGGGGACGGGGCGGCCAGCTCCAGCACATTGTTGAGAGCCATGCGGGGCTTTCCTCTCGTGATATGCGAAAGGCCGCCCCGGACGGGACGGCCTGATCTCCCGCGCGGGGGCGGTGAGTTATGGGGTGATGGGTGAGCCGATGGGTTGGCCCTGGACGCGCCAGGTGACCATCGACCGGTATCGAGGTGTCGCCACGTTCGGGTCCTTCGACTCGTGCGTCAGGCTTGTGGCGCGTGCCCAGACGACGTACCAGGTGTCGATGGTGAGACCGGTCGCGGCGTCCATGAGCGCTGTCGCGGTCCGCGAGATATTGGACGCTTCAACCTCATCGGGGTGATAGCCGAACAGGATGAGGTCGAGGTCCCATTCGAGGAGGTTGGCGCGGGAGCCGCCGCCGAACTCGACTCGCAGGAACCCGTCAGGCAAGGTGGCATCTGTTCGGGTGGGCGGCAGTTTGGAGCCGACTGGAACCGTCAGGGCGGGTTGGGGTGTCAGGTACGCGACTGCCAGCGCCACCATGTCCGCTGGCAGCATCGCCGGATACAGGGCGGGCATCAGCGACCCCGTAACCCAGCGATCAGCTTGAGGAGCCGCGAGTTGGCTGCGTCGTCTCGGCGTGCTGCGTACGAAGCGGCGACGATGAAGATACGCGGACGCTGCGTATTAGGATCGCGTTGCACGACAATGGTGTAGCCGTCTGGTAGTCCTTCGGCGGCCTGCCGGGCGATCTGCTCGACGTACTCGCCGTAGGCGTGGCGGATCTTGCGGAACCCTGCCATGTTGTACTTGATGCGTACGGCCACTAGCCGACTCGCTTGAGCGAGATTTCCCCGCCGAACATCTGCGAGTACTTCCGCCACGGCCCGTTGCGCCAGTCACCGTCAGCTCCCATGCCGACGACATCAAAGCGGGCGCCGTGGATGTCGACCTGGTCCTGGGTTTTGTAGACCGTTGGGTCTTTCACCAGCATTGTCAGCTCGGCGATGTGCCGGGCCACGTACTCCGGTGCTACCGGCTCGACCCTGTCGGCTGCGCGTTCACCGCGGGGGTAGAAGGCCATCGCCCGCCGTGGCGTCGGCGCCTCTGCGACGCCGCCAATGGTGTTGCCGTGGGCGTTCTTTCCCGCTGTCGCGCTGTACGGGTAGTGCGCGATGTCGTAGGGCTCGGGGAAGATACTCACGCGATGGCCTGGATGCGGTAGTCGGCCAGCCGGGACTTGTGGTCGTCGTTGAGCGACAGACCCGAGGTGCCCTTGAACTTGATGCGGAACGGGCCGCCGGTGGCCTCGGTGGCTACCGATGACGGCAGCTCGATGCCGCTGGACGCCAACTCCAGGATTACCGCTTTCACCGCCAGCGGTACCTCTGGGTAGCCGTGAGTGAAGGTGACGTAGGCGTAGCGCGGCGAGGGCAGCCCGAAGACTGGCCAGTACCGGCCGCGCGGCCAGGTGGTGCGGGTCCGTGTAATGAATCCCGCCTCGTCCCAGTCGTATTCATCTGGTTCGAGTACCTGGCCGTCGACCTTCACGGACTCAACGTCGGTGACATGCAGGGAATGCAGCATGATGATGCCGCGCTCCCCAATTTCGCATCGCCGATCCACCTCACGGCGAGACGGTGCGATGTGCCAGTCGCAGTAGTCCCGCACCGCCGATTCAGCGGTGTCGAGGAACCACTGCCGGTCACCAGCCTCGAACTTGCCGAGGTCAGTTGTCGTTACCAGGTCCGCCATCAGCGGCCTTGGTCTCCTCAGTCTTCGCCTGTGCCGGTGCAGATTCCGACTTGGCGGCGGTTGCCTTGGCGGGCGCGGACTTACCGGGCTTGGCGGCTGCGTTGTCGGATGCGGGCGGGGTTGCCTTCTCCGGCGCCGCGGGGGCGACCTTGTTCTCGACCGGCGGGGCGGGCTCGACCGGGTCAATGTCTGCGCGCCACTCGGCGAGCTTCGCGTCGATGGCGGAGGTGTCTTCGCCGAGGGACGCCAGCAATTCGCGCTTGGTCTCCAGTGCCGCGACGGTGTCCGCGACGGCGTCGCGCTTCTGTACTGCCATGGGATTTCAGCTCCTATGTTGTTGTCGTGCCGGGGTGCTGGGCGCACCCACCGCCCCGGGGTACGGGACGGTGGGTGGCCTAGCGGTGGGTCAGAAAGCGGGCGGGGTCAGTCCGCCGATCTCGACCACGGACTGCGGGTAGCGCCCGGCGGTGAAGGCCAGGTAGCCGTACACCTGGAGGCACACCGTCAGGTTCTTCGCGCCCGGCTCCGGCAGGGTGCGGGTACGGATACCCGACTCGAACAGCAGCAGGTCCGCGGAGCGCTGCACGTACACAACGTCCTCGTTGGTGCCGGTGCCGTACGCGGTGCCGATGTTGGGGTCGGTCACCACCGGCAGGCCCTGGAGCTGGCCGACCACCTGCTGGGACGCGACGGCGTCCAGGGTGGCGAGGGCGTTCTGCGGCGCGTTGGCCGCAGGCAGCACGAGCGGACGCTGGTCGCCGTCCAGCGACGCGGTGAGCCAGCCCCAACGGCGTGGGTGCATCACGATGTGCGTCGGGGGCAGGAACCGGCTGGTGTGTACCCGCTGGATCGCATCGGCGATGGCCGCGTAGAACGAGGCCACCGTCAGCGCGGTGATGGCGATGGTGCCGATGCCCGGGGTGCCGTGGACACCCAGCACCTGGCCGCTGGCCCCGGAACCTGCGAGGACCTGGAGGTCCAGCTTGGTGCCGAAGTCGGCGATCAGATCCTGGAAGACGACCTCGTCGAAGTTGACGGGCGATTGATCCAGGAGCTGGATGGCGACGTCCTGCTGACCGGCGACGGTCCGCACCTTGGCCTCGATGAAGTTGTCGTCGAGGTCCTGCTCGGCGACGGCCGCGTTATCGGCCGTCTGTACAGCAGTCGCGGTCCCCGCGGTGACCTTGGGGATGTTGATGCTGTCGGTGCCGGATGGCAGCGGCTGCGAGGTGACCAGGTTGGCGTAGGCGCGGCCAGCGCGCGCCAGGGGCACGTACTGGTTGACCAGCCAGGCCGGGGGCACGAAGTAGCCGCCGTTGCCGTCGGTGCGGTCCAGGTCCCGGTACTCGGCGTCGTTGGCGACGTCCTGGGCGTGACGCTGGAGCCGTTCCAGGCTCTGGCCGTTGGGGTCCATGTTCCGCTGGACCCGCATGAGGTCCTGGAGGTAGGACCGGCCGTTGCCCTTGGCGTAGGCAGCTGCCTCCTTGACCGACTCGACCCGGGCCTGTGCGCGACGGACCTTGGCGGCCTCGTCGCTCAGCTTCCCGGACCGCTCGATTTCGTCGGACAGCTCCTGGATGCGCTCGTTGTAGCCCGCGATCTCGCCCTGCTTGGCCTTGATCTCGGCAGACTTGGCGCGGAATTCGACGTCTTCCTCAGGGGTGAGGTCCTGGCGGGCCTCTTCCTTGACGATGTCGGTGATGGCCGTCCGCTTCGCGAGCAGGGTCTCCAGCTCGGACTCGGCCTTGGCGCGCAGCTCCATGAGCCGCTTGAGACGTTCCTCCATGGAGGTTCGTTCCTTTCGTGGATGCCCCTGGGGGCGTTTGGATTTGCAATGGGGGCGGCCCGAGCGGGGCACCGGCGGCCCCGGGCGGGGGCAGGCCGTTCGACCCGGCGCACGAAAAAGGCCCCCGGGGTGTCGGGGGCCTTGTGGTTGGTGCGTCGGGTGGAATTTGTGGGGCGCCTACTGGCGCCGGGTGTTATAGGTCGATGACTGCGAGGGCGTCGTTGAGGGACAGCACGGAGCCATCCTCGGACGCAAAGCCCTGACGGGCCATGGCCTCTCGCAGCGACATGCCCTTGGGGGCGTCGTCCTCGGACCGAGATTGCAGAACCTGGGCTGCGGCAGCCGCAGCGTCTGCGGCGGCGCGGGCAGTGGTATGGACCGCCTGCACCGCGGCAACCTTGTCGATGCTGCCGAGGGAGTTCAGGACGGCGCGTGCTCGGCGGAGAAGGTCGCCGTCGGATCGGATTTCAGCGAGCGCTCCGGGGTCGCAGTCGGCTAGGAACGCGAGGGCCTGGTCGACTGACTTGAGTTCGGCGCTGGTGGTGGGGTTGGCGCCGAAGTTGACCACGGACACATCTCCCTTGTGCAGCGAGACCTCGGTAATGGTGCGGAGGGCGTAGTTGTCCTCCGGGAATTCCTCGGTGCACTCCCACTTCTGGCCCTTCACGCGGAAGGCGAAGGACATTTCGTCCAGGTCCTTGCGTCGCATCTTCGGTTCAAGCCGTTGCACGTCGGGGTCGGACCGGTCGAGTGTGGCGCCGACCTTGAGACCGTGCCGGTCGACGCCTAGCTGGAGGGTGCCGGACTTGGTGCGCGCCAGCGGCATTCCCTCGTGGTTGATCAGCAGGTGCAAGTCCGGCTTCTCGCGAAGGGTGTTGGTGAAGGCACCCTTGTCCAGCTGCTCGATCCAGCCGCCAGCGTCCGGGCCGCCATACATCTCGTATGGCTCGAACGTCGATGCGTACCCGGTGAGGGTGATGGTGTCGCTGTCCTCGCGGACTTCAAACGAGGATGTCCGGCGGTGCTCCCAGACGTCCTTGCGGTTGTCGCGGTCGGCGCGAATGGTGTTGGTGGTCATTGCTCCTCCTGTCCCGTGCCTTCTTCGTCCTCGTCGGGTTCGTCGGCCGGTTCTTCTTCGGGGGTTTCGTCGTCCTCTGGCTCTGGCTCTGCCTCGGACGTCCCGGGTGGGTCCGGGGGTGTCCAGCCGAGGGGCGCCATGTTGGTGGGTTGTAGCCGGATGTCGCCGCCCTCCACGGGTTCCATGTCCTCGCGTTCACGGATGTCGTTGACGCTGTAAACACCGGCGTCGCGACCGGCCTTGTAGGACGTCCATAGGGACTTGATGTCGCCGCGGAGCAGGTCGTTGACGTCGAACTTCACGAAGACGCCGCGCGGGAGCAGCGTGGACAGTTGCTGCTCGATGCAGGTGAGCCAGGGGCGCAAGGTGTACCGGACGAAGCCGGTGGACTGCTGCTCGATGCCGGTACCCCATGAGGTCGTCTTCTCGGTGTCGCCGATCATGTGGGGCGGGATACGGAACAGCATGGCGATCTCGCCGCGCTGGTACTTGCGCGTCTCCAGGAACTGGGACTCGTTGGGGGATATGGCGATTGGGCGCCACTTAACCCCGCCGGACAGGATCGCGGGGCGGCGACGGCCGCCATGGCTGGCGATCCATTGCTGTTGCAGATTTTTGGTTGCCGTGGCGTCTAGGACGAGGTCTGTCTCAAGGACAGAGCTGGGGTTGGCCGAGTCGCGGAAGTAGTTGAGGCCGTACCGTTCTGCGGCAAGGGCGATGCCGACGGCTGCTGCTGCGCGTTGTACGGGGGACAGTCCGAGTGCCGCTCCGGCGATGGGGTATCGCTTGATATGGAGGATGTCGGAGCGGTCGACCTTGCTGCCCTCAACGTAATAGTTGGGGTTGGGCCACCGGTCCTTGTCGGGCATCTCCACTGTGATGCAGTCGGGATGGACGGGCATGATGCCGCGTGGCCGGTCGTCTGGTCCGCGAGATGTTATGTAGCCGTAGCCATTTCCGGTTACAGCTAGCGCTTCGACCAACATCCATACCCAGTCGAAGATCGTGTTTTCTACGTAGGGCTGTTGGACGATGACGGGCTGGGGATCGAGGGCCACCTTGGTCTTGCCCTGGCGTCGGTAGGCGACAAGCGGCAGCGCGGCGATGGTGTCGGCGAGAAGGGTTACGCAGGCGGAGAAGGCGGCGACCTGCATCTCGCGGGTGCCCGTCGGCGTCATGGACCCGTACCCGTACATGCCGTTCATCGCGGCATCCTCAGCCGGGGTGGGCACAAACGACGAGCTGGTGATGGCCCGCTCCTCCACCGCGGGTGCGCCGGTGAAGATGCGGGACAGGAAGCTCACTGCTCAGTCCGCCGCTCACGGCTAGGAGGCGGGTCAATAGCTAAACCTATTGCTACACAACCTATTCCGGTGACAATTAACCCTGCTGGGGGGTAAATTACCCACACGCCAGCGACAATCGCGAGGATTCCTAGCAGCTCAACGAGCGTTGCTACGGCAAACCTGATCACTCAAACTCCCCTCGTTCCCATCGCGCGATCTCCTCGTCGTCGGGCCATTCATGGATTTCAGGTACCGGGTCTGGCTCCGGTATCCCCTTGGATTCGGCCCATGCCGCGGCGGCGCAGGCGACCAATGGTGAGGCGTCGACCGGGCTTCCCTTGCGGTCGAATACCCATGCGTCGCCTAGTGATTTCGCAGCTGCTGATGCGGCGGCGGTGTCCAGTGCCGCTTGGGGCCGATGCTTGATTCCCCGTTGCACGAGGCCGTCGTAGAAGTCGCCGCACGCCTTCGCCAGGTCCGGGCCGCCCCACTCCAGCACCGGGATTTGGGCTTTCTCCATGCCCTCGATCAGGCCGGAGGCTGGTGCGCCGCGGACCTGTACCGCCACCGCGACGAACTTTCCGGCGCGTACGGGGTCGATGAACCACGGTGTAATCCAGTCGGTTCCGCGTCCGGCCTTCACGACCTCGACGTGTAGGAGTCCGTCGGCGCGCCGTGCCGCGATGGCGATGTAGGCGCGGGAGCGTTGGAAGTTGACGTCTACGGCAGCCCACACAGGTGCCCCCTCAGCCCTGCGTGAGTCCGGGTCCATCGTTTCCGCCCAGTGCTCAGGCTCGATGATTCCGGGCAACAGGGTGTCGACCCATTGGCATAGGTGCTCGGTTTTGAATCCGGCGATGTCGCCGCGCTTCGCCTCGTACTTGGCAGCCAGTGACTGCTCGTCGTGGCCTGGCAGCCAGCCGAGGGCGGGGTTGGCCATGGGCCACACCGACCGGTCACCCGGGTCGGCGTCGTCCGGCGCGGACCACTCGAACAGTCCTGTACTGGTGCCCGCGGTGGCGTTGCGGTAGATGTCCTCTAGGCAGCCCTGCCGGACGGACCGCAGTACCGCCGAGCGTTTGTCACCGGCGTTGGAGGCGCAGATCACCTGACTGTTCGGCCGGGCGGTGGTTGTCGGAACGATGGCGTCCCATGCCAGCCAGTCGTGGTGCTCGCGCAGCTCATCCAGCTCTGCCAGGTCGACGGAGAAGGATCGGCCACCCTTGCGGTTGGCGGCGACCGCACGCCATGACCGGCGGCCGGTCAGCAGCATGCGGTGCTTGCCGTTCGTCTGGACGTGTTTGACGAATTCGCGCCTGAGGGCAGGGCATTCGTCGACGTTGATGACGACCTCGCCCAGTGTCGCCTCGGCGTACTCCAGACCCTGCGCCGCGATCAGGACCGTTTTGGCTGCCGGTGGCTTCCCCGCCATCGGGTGGCCGGTCTTGTTGAGGTACAGGCGCCACAGCCCGAGTCCGCGCAGCCACTGCGTCTTGCCGTTCTGCCTGGCGATCAGGATGCAGACGGTGCGGAACCGGAAGCCGATGCCCCCGGCGCCCTTCTCCAACGCGTGGACGTAGAGCCACTTCTGCCAGGGCAGAAGTTCCCAGTTGACTACGTTTTCGAGGAAGTCGATGCAGCCGAAGCCCCATGAGGTGGCGGGGTTGAGGCCGCACCCGCATCCGCAGGTCTCGGGTAGGTCCGGGTCGCAGTGATCGGCTAGGGGTGGTGTGAACAGCCTGGGGACTGTGTGTCCCCTAAGCGTTCTGTCGAGAACGCCACTCGTCGAGGTCACTCACGTTGTCGCCGCTGGCGTCTCCGCCGTCGGCGCCTTCGTCGTCTTCGTTGCCGTCGGGGTCCGGCGGTTCGCCACCCGGAACGCGGGTGCCCGCGCCCGGTTCTAGCCCGAACAGGCGGGCCTCCTGCTGTAGGACGCGTCGGCAGTGCTCAGCAGATCGAGTGTCACCGGCAACGGCACGCGGATAGTGCGCGGCCCACAGCGCCTCCAGCCGTTCCACGTACACGTCGAACGCTTGGTCGCGGAGCAGGTCCCGGCGCTCCGACTTCTGCATCTCGCGCCGGACTGCCTTGTGGCAGGCGGCCAGGGTGTTGTAGCCGCATGCCTCTTGGATGGCGCGGAAGGACTTACCGGCGATGAACAGACGCACGGCTTTCATATCCCGCGCCAGGCGTTCCGCCGCGTTCATCTAGTCGTCGCCGTCCTCGTCGGCTGGCGGGTCGATGACCATCTGGACCTCACCGCACCGGCGGGCAGCGCGCTTCCGGTCCCCCTTCACCAGGACGAGGACGTCCTGGTGAGTGCGCCCCAGTGAGCGGCCCTGCGTGAACTGCTTGGCAGCCGTGAAACGGTTAGAGCCAACCGCCTGCACGAGCACAGCGTCGTTGGCCAGCTTCATGTCCGCTTCCGCGACGGCGCGCTGCACCAGTGCTCGCATATCTCGAAGGTCTCCACGCTTGTCACGCACGGACCCGACGACCAGGCAGGCGAATGAGTCGTCGATGAGCACACGCGCCACCTCCCCCATGGTCTCGATGAATGCCTGGTCGAATTCGGCTGTCGACATGGCGGATAAGTCCGCAGGGTCCTTGGAGTACTGCTCCAGGTCGTAGTACGGAGGGCAGCCGATCATCATGTCGAAGGAGTCGGCATCGAGGGTCTTGAGCAGCTCCCGGGAGTCGCCCTGCACCCATTCCGGGCGTGGCCCGGGGTTGTACAGGTTCGGCTCAACCGCCGCCCACTGCTCGTCGTTCTCGGCGATCTGGTCGGCGGACAGGTCTATGCCGCGGTACCGGCGGCCGATAGCGGACGACACGATGCCGCGGACGCTGCCACCGGCCCACGGATCGATCACCGCGGCGCCAGGCGGGGAGAACCATGTCACCAGCAGCTCTGCCAGTACGGGGTCGAACACCGAGACGTGGCCGCCCTCGTACTGCTTGAGCTGGTCGCCGTACCGCTCGATGATCTCGTCGTCGGCAAGGGTCCGGCCTAGCTTCGCCTCGGCAGTGTTCTTGACCTGGTACCAGTTCTTGTAGACGGTCTGGGCTGCTTGGTAGGCCATCTGTCCGGCGACCGCGCGGCCCTCGACCGAGGCGATGCCTAGTGCCTTCCAAGCCCGGCCGCGGTCGCGCCACGGACCTTGCCGTGCGTCCAGCACCGACAGCGGCGGCACCCCGAATCGCTCGGCCAGGGTCGCCTTGGCACCCTCGGTGTCCCCCTCGCCCGGGTTCAACTCGGCCGCCAGCTCCTCCAGGTCGGCCGCCGAGTATCCGGTGCCGTCCAGCTCGTCCAGGTCCTCCAGGAGCGCCAGCAGTTCGGCAGTGTCGTAGTCACCCAGGTCGGACAAACGGTTGTCGGCCGCGACGATGGCCTTGGCCTGCTGTTCGGAGACGTCCAGCAACGTGGCGCTGATGGTGTCCCAGCCCAGCTTGCGGGCAGCCAGGAGGGTGTGGTTGCCCGCAAGCACCTCCATGGGGCGACCTGTCTTGGTGCCTGCGTTGACGACAATCGGCCGGTACTGGCCATGACGGGAGAGCGACTGGACGATGGCGTCGACCTGTCCGCGCCGGGGGTTGCCGGCGAAAGTCCTCAGGTCGGTTACAGCAAACACTCGGACGACCAGGTCCTCGGGGGTCGTGGTCATGTGGATTCCGTCAACTTTCGTCGGGGGGGGAGGACACAAGCCGGGCGGCATGGGCCTCGCCTGGGCGTTTGAAGTTTCGGAGCCCCCTTACCCCTCTGGTTGGCCCTGAGACGGCCGTTTGTGGGGTGTCGGGTGCCATCCGGTCCTCTGTGGCACGGGGGCGTACAGGGCGTTTCAGCGTCACCACTGCTCTGAGGGCAAACCGATGTCGATGTGGGCGTCGTCGGTGCCGCGTTTGAGGTTGCAGTCGCGGTGGGAGGGCCGGAGGTTGTTGATGTCCATGGCCAGCTCGGGGCGTTCCTTGACTGGTGCGGCGTGGTCGGCGTTGAAGACGTCGGGGTGGTACGGGTCGGTGATGGTGTAGTCGATGGGTCGGTGGCAGATCCAGCAGGGTGCGCCGGTGGTGCCGTCGTCGTTGGTGTGGTGGGCGCAGGCGGTGCGGAAGTCGGCGACGAGCTTGCGGTAGGCGCGGGAGCGTGGGCGTCCGTCTGCGTCCAGGCCCTGGACGTTGGCGGGGTCCACGGGTGTGGTGGGCGCTTCGTCGTGGGTCTCGTACCAGTGGCGGGCTGCCTGCTGGATGTTGTGGGGCCGCTGCTGCTGGGCGCGGGCGAGCACCACGTCCTTACCGGGGTTGATGGTTACGACCTCAGCGCCCAGTGCGCGGTACTTGGTGAGCAGGGCCTCGCTGGGGGTGGAGTGGATGACGTACACGTCCGTGGTGGCGATCTGTAGGACCGCGGTGTCTATGGCTGCCTGCCGGGCTGCCTTCGTTACGGCCTTCACGTGCTCGGGGTGGCTGTGGGGGTCACCGTCGGGCGGGGTGAGGACGTTGGCGATGGCGTCGTAGTCGATGGTGATGTCGCCAGGCTGGGCGTTGGCCTGTACCCACGTGGACTTGCCTGCTGCGGGTGGGCCGGTCACCACGTACAGCACTAGACCGCCACCAGGTGGCCGCACTCCAGGCAGCGGGGTGTGCCGCAGTAGCCGGTGATGCGGATACGGTCGTCGGCGGCCAGGACCACGGCGCCGTGCGCGGGCGCATTGGGTCCGGCGAGGGTGCCGTCCAGCCGGAACCACTCGCTACCGCATTTGATGCAGCGGTGGTTGGTGGTCAGCGGGGTGCGGTGGGCGTCGAGGCTGGTGACATTGTCGGCCATCAGCGGAACCACCGGAGTATGCGGAGCAGTGGCCGCTTCCAGCGGGGTGCGGTCAGGCACCGCACGGTGTCGTATAGCTCGGTGATGCGCCTGTGGGCGCGGGCGACTGGGTCCTGGCCGGGTGCCGGGCAGGCGGGTGGTTCTAAGTCAGGTGTAAGTCCGCCGAAGGCATGGACCCCTGAATACTTCTTGCCGCTCACGTGGTCGATGTACACGACGCCGTCGATGACGACGCCTACGCGCTGGCCGTCGGGCATCAGTGGAGACCCACGGGCTTGTGGCCGCGGATGTCGGCGTCACCGGGGCAGCTGGTGCACAGGGCGTCGGGGCCGCCGAGCCAGTCGGGTGCCGGGTGCTCGCACTTGCCGTCAGCGTGGGAGGGGTGTCCGCAGTAGCCGCATGGGGGGTTACTGGTGTCGGCCTCGGGTCGCTCTACGGTCGCTACGAACTCGCAGAACGTGTACTCGGCGAGTGGCCGGTCAAGGTTGGCGGCTGCGAGCGGTACACCGGTGTTCGGGTCCTTCGGTAGGGCGTCGACAGGAATTACGGCCGACGTGACAGCGACGACGGTGAGGCCGTCGGCCGCCGCGGTGGTCTCAATCGACTCGCGGGTGTGCCAGCGCACCTGGTCCATGTCCATGTCAGGAAGGACCGGGATAACGGCGCGGATCGTGCGCTGGTTGCTCACCAGAACAGCCGATCATCAGCGCGCGGCGCGTGGTAGATGCGGGCGGGCGGCCCGTACAGCAGCTCCCGCGGTACCGGGACGTCGTCGAAGACGTACGTGTCGGCCCGGTAGTGCGCGCCGCTGCGGGTCCGTCCGATGGACAGGAACTGGACCCGGCCGCCGGAGCGGTGTCGGACGGACAGGTCGTTAGCACTGCGGCGGACCCGCTCCAGCACGTCGATACCCGGCATGAGATGGACGTCGACGAGGTTGCGGTGGTGTTCCTGTGTCACGGGCCAGTCCGACGTCTCGTACAGCACGAAACGGCCGCGACGAATCTCACCGGCGACGAGGTCGAGCAGGATGTGCGTCTTGCCGTGCTGGCGGTCGCCGCTGACGGTGACCACGGTGACCTTCGGGCCAGCAACGGCGTCCTGGTGGACCCGCTCCGCGGTGGTCATGCGTGGCGGTCCTGGATGACGGACTGGTGGGCGTTGGCAATCGGCTCCCGCAGGCCCTCGCGGGCGATGGCTGCGTTGCCCCACATCAGCGCTTCCTCCAGCTTGGTCAACGCGAGGGCCTTCTCGCGGCCCGGCGGGAGGATCGAGTCGAGGTCGTGCGCCAGGTCCTTGCATTTCCCGCGGATGCTCTCGTGGCGGGTGACCTGGTCGACATCGGGTCGGTGGTAGTTGAACCGGTGGTCGATGTCGGCGTGACTGGCGGGGGTGCTGTGGAACATGGCTGGGTCTCCTTGGCGCCATAGGTTGCAGGTCATGGTCAGACCTGCCTCGTCGATCACTGCTCCTAGCAGCGGGTAGTGGAGGGCGGGTTGGGTCAGCACAGGTAGCACTTCTTCTTGGTGTGGTCGTGCTGGCGTCGGTGGCAGCCGGGGCATGTGCCGCCGAGCTGCTGGCCGCAGTGCCCGCACACCTCTGGGGCGCGCGGTGCCGGTGCGGTCGGGGTGGGCAGTGTGAGGAGCAGGGTGTAGAAGGTCAGCGGCTGGGACGCCGGATACGCCATGCCTGCGACGGTGGCCACGACGTCCGGGGTGAGGAGGTCGGGGTCGGTGGTGATCACCACGGGCTTGCATCGGCGCCCCTTGCCGGACTGCCCTGGTGTGATGATCTGCCAGCCGGTCAGGTCCAGGAGGTCGGCCACCCGCTCGCCGTCCTCACGGCTGCGGGCGACTACGACACCGGCGCGCATCAGACGGGCGCCGGGTGGTTCTGGAACCAGCCCTCGTACTGCTGCGGTGTGAGGAACGGGTACCGCTGCACCGTGGTGAGGTTGACCGTCCCACCGCCGGTGGTGGGGGCGACGATGGCGAAGTTTCGCCATGACCGGTCCCCGCGGTTGAACACGATGTTGGAGAAGCTGATGTCGATGTACAGCGGCTGATCCCACGCCAGGAGCGGGGTGTTGGCGATGAGCTTGACGTTGACCGTGCCATCCAGCTGCTTCAACCGGCCCTCGTCGAGGCGGGCGGTGAAGGTGTCGAGCGCGAAGTCGGTGGGGCGTGGGTCGTACTCGGCGGCGCGGAACGCCCAGCCGGACGGCACCCGGTACCGGAACAGGATGGTGCCGGTGACGGGTCGGATGTCCGGCTCGTTGTCCGGGTCGGTCTGGCGGTCGGTGACACCGGCCCAGGTGTCGTAGCTGACCGTGAACGACTCTGGCAGAGCGCTCACTTGCCCTTGGCGCCCTTACCGGTGTGCGCCGCCGGGGTGTGGTCCTCGCCGCCGGTCGTCGTGTACGCCTCGCCGGTGTGCACGGTCTCCAGCACCTCGGGGTCCTGGATGGTGGCGTCGCTGAGGTGGGCGTCCGGCGCGATGACGACGGACTCTGGCGGCAGGTTGTCGAGGCTGATGACTCCGTCCATGACAGTGCCGGTCGTGATGGCGGGGTCGGCGCGATGCCCGGACTCGATGGCGGCCAGCGTTACCGTGCCTTCCGCGGTGGTGTCGATGGTGTATTCGTCGACGTCCTGCAAGTAGATGACGCGGTCGTTGAAGCGGATCTCAAGGCGTGCGGCCATCGGAGTCTCCTAGGTTGGGGAAGAGGTTCTTGAAGGGGATGGACGGGAGACCGCGTAGGCGTGAAAGTAGCTCTGTCACAATGGTTTTTGCGAGTTCGTCGAGTTTGTTGAGGCCAGTGCGGTCCAGGATTGCGCGGGTAATGGCGTCGGCGATCACGGGCAGCTTGTCGTCCAGCTCGCCGATTCGCGCGAATACGCGGTCCAGTACCCGGTCAATCAGCTTGTCCAGCAGGCGGTCGATGAGTGTGTTTGATGGACGTTGACCGGGCAGGATCGAAGAATCGTCCATTGCGTGTATCTCCCTGCCTAACAACATGTTTGGGGTGCACCGGGCCTAGTTACCCGTTCGGCCGTGACGCGATAGCTGCCCAGCTTGTTCCACGCGAGGGCAAATGGCGGCCCGGCGCACCGGCCTTGGGGCTTCCCGCCAGCGCGGCGCAGCGCGCCCTCACCCCCAAGGAGTTGGGGCGTCCTGGGCATCGGCGTACCACCCGCCCGACAGGCCGGGCGGCAATGTGGTGGCGTACCTGGTGACCCTGGCGCCGAGGACGCGGCGAACCTGGGGTCGCGCGCTTACCGGCAGTATCAGCGGTACCGGGTTGACGCGGCGCGGGGGCGGGAAGCGGATAAACGAAACGCCCCCGGGGTGAGGTCCGGGGGCGTTTAGGGCACAGCGGTGCCAACGACATATGTATAACACGTGATACGGGCGCAGGCCCGTATGCTGGTCAGACGGGTGTGTCGGGGTCTACCCTGTGTAGGGCTGGTCGTGAAGGACCGGCCGCGTCATGTGGTAGATCTCGTCCTGCAATCCCTCGACCAGTCGAGCGGCTCGCCACACCACGTCCACGAACAGGCGGACGATATCGCCGGTTACCTTCTGTTTTTGTTCCTTTTCGGCAATCAGTTCGGCCAGCGGTCGAGTGACTGGGTCATTCTTGTCGACACCCACCGATTCGGCGATCCGCTTTATCTCCGACCAAAAGACGGCATCAGGGTTCAGGCGCACGTTGTCCTCAAGCCGACGCAGCTCGGTGACAGACGTACGTAGGTGGTCCGCGTCCAATGTGAGTGCCATGCAGCAATCGTGCCACGAGCCGCGGGACAGGGAGGTTGCCGAGTAGCCAGCACGGTTGGTGTTCTGCGGTTTAGGGTCGGCATCATGAACCTGTCAGAGGTGTACCTGTCCACGATGGACGCCTACGAGGACTTCGTCATCACCAAGAACCTGCTCAAGGTCCTCGACGAAGCGATGGAGCGCGCCCCGCGGGAAATACTGCGGGAGCGCTCTTTCTACGTACTGCCGCAGTACTACGCCATCTACGCGAAGGTCTGGTATGCCGAGGTCAGCTGGGACCGGCAAGACGACGCTCTAACCGCGCTTCGCAAGGCCGCTGAAAGATACGAGGCGACGTACTCGTTGGCTAGAGGCCCCGGGGTGAAGGACATTCTCAACCGGCAGGGACTACCAACACCTTCCGAAGTGTCCAACTCGGTAAATGACCGGCCAGCGAGGTACCCATGGTGGAACCGCATTGGGTACCAGTGGTCCCAGCTGACAGCCGTGCGCGAACTCCCCGTGCCGTCCGAGTTGCCGCGCCGCGACACCAAGCTGTTTCCGGTGAACCTTCCCGACCCCTCAGCGGCCCTGACGTACTGGAAGGTAGTCGCCCGGGAAACGGCCGCGGAAGAGATCATGAGCGATGCCAGCCACCCGGACGGCGTGGGATAGTCAGTACCCCTAGGCCGGACGACAAGACGCTGCGTGTGCTGCCAGAAGCGCGGCGGCAAGGGTCGGGGCGTCATCGGCCGCGAGCGGTGTGGGTATGCCGGACAGGGTTAGTCGGTTGCCGCGCGGAGCGCGGTGCAGACGGACGGCGCCATCCGCCCACGGTTGTCCGCTCAGCGGCACGCGAACCGACTCGGACCCGAACGCATCCTGCGCCACGTCCGGCAACTCCACCAGCAGACAGCCAGCCGATTGAAGCAGCGAAGGGAGAACCGCCGCTATGCGGGCCGCGACCTGCTCCGGGGTATAGACCAGTGTGGTGGGTTGGCTGTCGCCCAAGCGAGTCTGCGTGGTGCCAAGCAGATTGGGTATACCTGCGATGGCCTGGCTGATCAATGCCTCAACGCGGCGTCCCATGACTGGTTTCTATCAGAAGCCACCGACAGCGCTGCCTACTTCTGGATCTCCGTGCAGACGGTGAACTGGCGCACCGGGTGCGCGTATCCGGTGCACATGTCGCCTTTGGTGGTGTTAAGCACGAGTCTGGTGGCACGGAATCTGCGTGGCGCGGTCGCATCGTCACATGCCACGGCACGGGTGGCTTCGTTGGTGATGCTCAGGCAATTCGAGCTGGTCCAGTACAGGTCCAAGCATGCGGTCCATTCACCGGCGGCAGTGTTGCGGTAGTAGCGCCGGTCGACGTCCCGCACGCAGTCCTTAGGCTCCACGACCCGTTGCACGATGCGATGCGTGGCATCCGCAGAGTCACATTTAGTGAGCACCATAGCGGCGTCGTTGCGCTTGCCGATGATCTTGACGCATGCACGCACTGGGGCGTCTTCTTCGCCTGCTGCTGTTGTGGTTGCAGGGTCAGGGAACTGTCCGGGGATCTGCGCGTAATTCGGTCCAGTCTCCGCAGGCGGAGGACTTTGACACCCCAACAGAGCCATCATGGCCGTCAGGAACCTCACCGCTAAGGCGGCTGGTCTTCTCACCGCTCGTCGCCGATGTATCGGTCGACGCTCATGACTTTCCACTTCCCGCCAGTGCGGTACATGTTGTATCGAACCCGCGCCCCTGGAGAGAAATAGATATCCTCGGGCTTTGGATTCTTTTGGTCTTCGTATTCCGTGTAGACGTACGCAACATAGACCAGATCTCCTCGCGCAAGAATGCTGAAATCGTGAATATGCATCGGGCCGTGTTTCTCAATTTGGTACGCCATTTTCCGGACGTAGCCTGCCCTGGCTTGAGGATTGAGCTCTTCCTCTGCAAGCCCAGTTGACAAAGATTCGATTTGCTTAAGGTCGCCCGAGTTCAGGGCATCAATGTACTGCTCGACTACTGAGCGGACCTCTGCGTCATATTTGTCTGATTTGTCGCTGGGATGTTGCATGCACAGAACGTATGTCAGCAGGGAGGCAACTGCAATAGTTGCGACCCAGGCCACCGCGACTGCAATTCCACGTCGACTGATCCCGTCCCGAAAGGAAGCCATCACGCTCCTGTCACCACCCCGTTCGCGAGGCACTGCGTGGTCTTTGACCACGGCACCTGCTGCCAGAACCCTTGCACGAACTCTGTTGCCTGGAAGTTCTCCTTGAAGCGATTCGATTGACCACCGATAGACCAGTTCAAGCTCTTGTCCATAGGAATCACGTCGCGGTCATCGTCTTCGGTGCCCATCCACGTAAGGTCTGGGATATGCCCAGGAGCCTTATCCTTGAATGCGTCGGCTCCATATCTAAGTATCGCCCTGGCCTTATCGGCATCTTTGCGGCCCTGCATGCCCTTAGTTGAACGTTTAATCACTATTCCGCCCAACCGTTTGTTTCTCTCGATTAGGTCGTTGCCGCCTTTAATGTAGTCTTGCAGACCTTTTTTGGTAAATTCTGAAGGATTAACTATATCTCTTGGCAGGCAGATAGCCACCTTACCCATGCAGTTCGGCTTGCCGACGTCGCATTTATCCTCAAAGTTCTCCATCCAGTCATCGATGAAGCCCTCGCATACTTGCTTGGCTGCGGCGTTAGGTATGGCTTTGCATAGGGGATTCTGCGGCTGCCGATCAGGTGGGCAATCCCCACACTCCAGTGGTTCGACAGGTAGGCGGCCAGGAGAGCGCTCACCGTCGGGACCTAGAGATCCACCGCCTCCCTTGGGGAGCACGATCTCAGCGGCATCTCCGATCTGCTGAGCCACGTCAGCGACCTGTCCGGCGGTCTGGGTGACCTGGTCCATCTGCTGCGACATCGCCTGGCAGCGCTGCTGGCGCTGTTGGTCTCCCTGATCCTGCTGGGACTGGTCTTCCTGCTGCTGTTGTTGCTGCTCAGGTTGCTCGGGTTGCTGAGTCTGTGAGGGCGCCTGGCTCGGCTGCTGCTGCCCCTGCTGGGGCGAATGTTGACCTTGCTGGGGTGAATTCTGTTGCGGTGCCTGATAATCAGGGTTCGGCTTGCCTGGCCCCTGCGTGTAACCGGGTGCGGTGGAGTAGTTAGGGGGCTGGGTGCCGTGCGCCGGTTGGTCCCAACCTTGTTGCGGTTGCTGTGCACCTTGCTGCCCGCCAGCTTGTTGCCCGGCCTGTGGCGCGCCGGAATTGTAAATTGAGATACCTGAGTTCTGATCTAGGGGCGGTAAGTTGTTCCCGCCCTGGTAGTCCGGCATAGACGGCGGTTGTCCGGGAGGTTGGAATTGAGAACCACCTCCGTCAGTCATTCCACCAGTCGGTCCGGGCGGCCCAGTCGGCTCGGCTCCGACGGTGGCAAGGGTCGAGAACCCACTGCCTGGCGGGATGTGATCGTCGATGACTCTCGTGCCGCCAAAAGCGACGGCAACGATAGCAACCACAATCAGCGCACGCCGTAGCCTTGCGGGCGCCTTCGGTTCGCCCCGCCGAGCCCCGGCAGGGAATTGCAGGTCGCGGCACCACATGGCGGTTGACTTGAGGTGCTCGTCGCGGTCTCGGTCCGACATAGTAAACACGGTAAACCATTACTACCGGGTATGAAACCCGGTGTGGAAAACCTTCTGATGCAGCCTTAAGGGGCGCCACGGCCGTGCTGACCGATGGATCTTGTAGTTGCGGGGTAGGGCTGACAGATACGCGTCGCACCTCTCATCCCCTAGACCGCAACTCGGAGTCAGTTACTCAGGCGGCCGTCGAATTCACGGACGGCGTCAATGGCCGCTGTAGCGACTTGATCCATGTCCAGCTCGATGGCGGTTATGTCGATGACCAACTGATCACGGTCGACATGACCGAATCGTTGGGCCTGCCGCTCCAGCTCCGTCCAGATAGCGTCGCGCACCCGGGCCACACTGTCGGTCATAGGAACGCCCCCGGGTTGTCGTACCTCCAGTTGTGCATGTCTTCGCCGGGGTGGTCGTGGTCGCCTCGGCGGGTTATCTGCTGCCAGTCCAGCGGGATACGAAGGAGTGGTGGTCGTTCGATGAATAGGTCTAATGCCTTCAAACGTTGTGGCACAACACGTGTCGGTGGGTAGAAGTCGATGTTGTCTGGGTCGGTCAGCACCAGGTTGTAGTCGGACGGCCAGACGTCTTGTGTGTAGCCATCGCGTAGCTCGATAGTGAGGTAGAAGCCCTTGCTGTCGAAGTCGACGTGTTGCACCACGTTGACCAAGCCGCGGTCCTCCGCGGTCCTGCTGGTACGGATATTGGGACCGAGGCGCCACCAGCAGTCGGCCGGGCCGGGCAGTCGACGCGCGATGACCGGTTGTGGCTGTTGAACGGGCAGGTTGTCGGTCATGCGCGACCCAACCCTGCAAAGCGGAGGCGGAACTGGAGCGCGCCGCCCTTGATACGGAACATGGCTACCGCGCCGTAGTTGGGGTGTGTGTACAGCTCCACGTAGCTGTCGGGCAGGTGTGGCGGTAGCGCGGTGTGGGCCAAGCGGTAGCCGGGCACGACGCGGTGTATCAGCTCGGCCGGGTAAGTGTGGGTCAGGGTTTGGTCTTCCACCCGTATTCCTAGCGCCACAAAGTCTGTCATGGGGTAGTAGGCCGACATGCAGCGTAGGTCGATCACCCGATACCGAAAATCCAACGCTGGCGGGTCGTCGCCGGGTTCATGAAATTCAAAGCGGGGGTGTGTTTCTTGAGGTATGACCAGGCGAAACTCCGAGTGGAGCGGTTCGTTGTCGTCGGTGACGGTGGGCTGCGAGTAACGCTGCTGCTGCCACTGCCACGGCTCGACGGGCAGGGTGATCTGGGCGAGGGGCGAGACCGTCGCAGGTTCTGATTCGCTTCCCCGGACGCCGGTCGCACCAGGGCAGGTGCCGCGCACGAGGCCGTGCCAGGGGCCGCCACACTTCGGGCAGGTGTCCTGGTTGATGTTGTGGTCGTAGCCCGACCGTTCCTGCTCAAGCTGGTCGTCAACGAGCGCGGCTATCGCGTCGACGACATCGGCCTCCGGATTCCTCACCGGTGCGCCGCCTCCCAGGCGCGCAGCCGCGCCCACGCACTCATCACGAGGTGGTTATCCGCGTCGGTAGGTACGCCGTCGAAGATGTGCAGCGCGGTAAAGCCGGGCGCGAAGTGGGTGAGGCCGGTCTGGCTGGATACACCGCTGCCGTAGGCGTCGCCCTCGATCTCCCACTCAACGACCGGGCCGCCGTCGGGCGCGACGATCACGATGCGCTCCGTGACCGTGGTGTCGGCGATGCGGTGGGCCAGCTGCACCAGGCGCCACGCCAGCCACCGGCGCAGGCCCAACTCCCGGATCATGGTCCGTCCCTAATGAATCGGGCCAGCTTGGCGGCGTGGGCCGCTATGGCGTCGAGGGCGTCCGGAGTTTCCGGCGCCGCCGCGTCGGCGATGCTGTCGACCGCCTTCTTGAGGAGCTTGACTCCGCCCCGCACCTTCGACCGATAGATGGCTGTCGCGGCGCGTGGGTCGTCGGCCCTGTACATCCTGTGCGTGGTGCCGTCCCAGGTGCCGTACCCGGATGAGCGGTAGTACTCGTCGTCCCTTGGGATGTAGTCGTTGCGGCGGAACCGCATCAGCTCTGACCCGCCCGCTCCGACAACGACGATGTCGCGGGCCAGGATGCGGGTGACCGTGCCTGCACTGACTATGTCGCCGTGGTATCGGTTGGGTCGCACCTGCACTATGTCGGCGCCGACATGCATCCAGCACGGCAGCTCGTCGACGCTCATGGTGTGACCACCGCGATTACGGGCTTGCCGGGCATCATGTCAGCCAACTCGGTCAACGGGTCTATGTGGGTGTGGCCGTCGTCTGGCAGGGCCGTCACAGCTAGCTCGGTGCCATAGGTGACCTCCAACCTCGCCAGGTATGCCATGTAGGCGTCTGCGTCCGGCAGGTCGGGTACGTCAACGTCGGCCAATTGGGGGTGTTGCTCCAGCAGCGCTGGCTTGCATTCGCCTGCGGCGCGGGGCATGGCGCCGAGGCCGAACATGCGCGGGGTGGGTGTCGTCACGGTCGTCTAGTCCTCTCCGGCGGTGTTGGGGGCCTTGATGTTTGGCCAGTAGATGACGGTGCGGTGGCCCATGTTGTCGGTGTAGGTGGGCAGCGACCAGATACGGTCTACGAGATCTGCGACGTCATCGTCGGTGTCTGCCAGGACAAAGGCGAGTTCGGCGGTGACCGCGGGGGTGAGGTTGGAGTCGTCGACTACGACGGCCAGGCATTCCTTGCCGTACATGCCTCGCCCGCTGTAGTCCGTTCGGATAGTGGGTAATTCGCCGTCGCCTGCATAGTTGTTGAGGCTGTCCTCGAAGGAGGCTAGCTGCTGGGCGGTCAGGGTCTCGTTCATGACTCAAACTGTATAGTCCGCTATACGTAATGTCGAGCGTTAGTCGGCGCGGATAACCGCGATAATCACGGCCGTCACGCAGAGCACCACGACGACAAGGACGACCGCGGCGGGCCATCCGTTCAGGCTCTGGAGTGGGGTGTTGAAATCCATTGCGGCGTCTGCCTTCCTCACCTGCTGACGTGCTGGGCGGTTGGGGTGCGGCCGTCGAGAATCTTCTGGATCAGTCCCGGGCTGCACGTCACCGCCGCGGCCAGCGTGGCGTAGGTCCACTTCTCTCGTTCGGTGGTCCACAGTTCACGAACTAGCCGGTCTCGTTCGTACCGGTGTTGTTCGCCGACGCGGGAGGCATCACGCTGCAACCGGTGATGCTCCCGCGCCTGCTGTGCCCTTGGGTCCACGCGTTCCTACAGTCCGGCCGAGAAGTCCGAGATCAGCTGCGGGACAGCCGAGTCGAAACCGGACACGTCGAGCTGGCCGGGGTCGGCGGGGTCGGCGATGGTGAAGCGGGTTGCCGTCATGCCGACAACGATCAGGCGGGCGTTGATGCCCGTCTTGTTGCGGTAGTCGCGGAGCGCCTGGTGTGGGTGGACGTCGCCGAACCAGGTTTCGTTGTCGGTGATGACCACGAACGTGTCGAACTCGCGCTTGGACTGTTGTGCCCACAGCATGGGGAGTGCGCAGTCGGTGGCGCCGAAGCTGAGTCCGGCGGTGTACCGGCACACGTCGTCGAGGCGGCGGCGCGGTGTGATGTCCAGCGGGGTGATGTGGTGCTGGGACCGGTAGCCGTAGCCCGAGCGCGCGGCCTGTCGTCCGTCGGTGAAGCCGACGACCTCGTGGTCGGGCTCGACGTTCGCGGTGACGAGTGCGAGTGCGGCTGCGGCCTCGCGGCATGTCAGCGGCATACCCGAGATCGCGGCACCCATGGAGCCGGATACGTCCAGCGCCAACAGGGTTCGCTTCCCTGACGGCCGTACCGCGCCGTAGGCGTTGTAGAACGCGGTGTCCAGAGCGTCCACGACCTTGCGTTCCGGCGTCCAGGTGGAGTCGCCGCGCGCCGAATGCCCGGACGCGTAGGTGCGCTGTGCGATCAAGACGTTGACCGGGTGGACGCGTCCCTTGCGTAGACGGTCGGCGTCCTGGAGCTGAGCAACCACGCGATCCAGATATTCACCATGGAGGACCCCATGACGGGTCAGGCGAGGCAGTTGGCGCATCAATGCGGTCTGCGGCAGACCGTGCTCAATCAGCGCTTCCCACACAGCGGTGAAGTTGAGCGCGACGTCTGGCAACGCTTCCCAGGGAAGGCCGTTGCCACGTCGAATGATGCTCACCCATTCCTTGGGCTGGGTGGCGCGCTGGGCATCCTCGAAGTCCTCGATGATCGCCAGGGGGTGGTCAACCACAAGCTCGACGTTAGGCAGCTTGGGCCGGGAGGCGTTGCGCTCCCCCGCCTTCAACTGCTCGGCAGTGAGGGGCTGGACCTTACCGATGTAGTCGTTCAGGCCCTTGCCGACTGCCCAGTTGAAGGCGAGGCGGCGAGCCGGGTCCGCCGTGGTGGGGCCGGACAGGCGTAGTAGGTCCCGGTGCATCCAGCCTTCGCGCTGCCGGTACTTGACCAGCTGGTAAGCGAGGCGGTCGACGGGCTTGTCGAGGTACCAGCCGCCGACGGCGCGCTGCATGGCGCGGCCCCACCCGCGGAACTGCTCCATGTACTTGACGAACGTGTAGAGCTGGGTGCCGGTGCGGGCGACCGTGGGCAGGGCTGCTGCGGCGGCACGGCGGCCGTCGACGTCCTCTGCTGCGGCGGCGACGGCGAGGGCGAACAGTGCCGGGTTCTGCCGGGGTGCGCGTCCGTCCACAGACACCTCGACGATGTGCTGGACGAGGCGGACTGGGTCGGCCGCTGCTGCGCGGAGCACGACGGCCGCTGTTTCCTTGGTGAAGTCGGGGGCGGTGGTGTAGTAGGTGCCGCCGTCGGTGCCGAGGGTGAGGAAGCGGTGCAGCAGGGCCTCGTCGTCGATGGTGAAGGTGTAGCCACCGGCGGAGTTCTTCACCTGCCGGGGGTCCGCCTGCTGCGACTGCGGCGTCTTACGGGTTCCGATAGTGGTGAGGACGTCCACCGTGCATCTCCTTGTTAGAGGGTGCGGGCGGCGCGAACGTGTGAAGGGCTGCCGGGGTTCGTCATCCTTGCGAGGGGTGGGGTAACCGACTGCGATCCTGCTCGTGCCACCCGCGTGGGCTATTGGGCGGGTGATGTGAACGTGTGTGTGCTGACCGGGATTTCGCTTTTACACCCGCACTAGGTGCAGGCGACAGGGATTGAACCTGCATTAACCAATTGAGTGATAACTGACCGAGCGTCCTGTTCACATCGGGTTGTCTGTCGTGCGTGCGCGTAGGTGGCGTGGGCGTGTGGGGTGCTGACCGGCGTATGTGGACAATTGCCTCTACCAATTGGGCTACACCCCGCGAGCGAGGTGGTGGGGCTCGAACCCACACCTGACTGTTTTGGTAACCGACCTGCGTCCTGTCCACACCGCCTGCGCGCATGCGTCTGCTGGTGTTTGAGGTGGTGTGAGCGTGTGGGTTTCGTCCGGGTTTAGCGCTCTAGGCCGCTGAGCTACAACCACTTTCGTGGCTGGCGGGATTCGAACCCGCGTCTCTCTCAGGAAAGGAGATAACCGAACGAAGTCCTGTTCACACCGTGCTGTGCATGGAGTTGTGTTGGGTGATGGGGCGAACGTGTGTGTGCTGACCGGGGTTTAGCGCTCTGCCAACTGAGCTACAGCCGGGGGCTGGCTGGCGGGACTCGAACCCGCGACCTCTCCATTACAAGTGGTAACCGACCTGCGTCCTGCTCGCACCATCTGGTGTCTATGTAGTTGTGGTCTGGGAGTGACGTGAACGTGGTTGGCGCTGGGCGGGTTTGGCTCCATTTCCCCGCTTGGCTCGGGGCGTTCTAACTTGAACTACGGGGGCGTACCCCGAGATAACCGACCTGCATTCTGTTCACGTCGTCCGTTGTTTTGTTGTCTGAAAACGAAGCTATACCGCGGTATAGCGGTGCTGCAACAGGATTGAGGCTTGGCTGTATAGCCGCTCGGTAGCCGCGACCATCACCGTCCGGCGCCAGCTCCTCCGCTCGCCGAGGAACCACCGCTACTAGCAGACCCGCTACCAGCGCTGTTACCTCCAGTTTCGCCCGCGCCAGGACCTGCCGGAGCTGTAGATGGACGGTGCTGGCCCTCAGGGCATTCCGGGTCCTCCGGAGGTTTGTATCCGCCGCCACCGGCTGGCGTGAAGGGCGCCGGTCGGGCGCCCAGGCAGGTCTTGGCGTCTGTCGCGGCATACAGGCAACGGTCGGGGAACGCGGAGGCGGTCGCAGTTGGGAGCACCGTTAGGGCCGCGATGGCGGCACCGATGACGGCAATACGTTTTACATAAAGGCTTTTCATGACTCGTAACGTATACAGAGCTATACACAGAAGCAAGGTCGTTAAGGCTTGTTCTTTCGTATAGTGCGCTATACATTCTGAGTCATGGCAAGAGTGATACTCACAGCGAAAGCGCGGATGCGCGCCAACAAGCGCCGCGTCACGTCGGCACTCCGCAACGCAGGTATGCCGCTCCTCGTCGACAACCGCGACGGCATCTGGCGCCTCTACTTCATCGGCACCGACGACACCGGTGTCGAGCTGGAGCTGATCATGGTTCCACACGCCACCCAGGACTGGACCTGGGTATGTATCCACGCCATGCCCACCAAGTACCGGAAAGGAGGGGCACAATGACCCTCATGAGCAGTCACAGCGAAGCCGACCTCAAGCGCCTCACCTTCGGCGATGACCTGGTCGTCGACGACATCGACCTCGACAAGGAAGAATTCCTCGTCGGCGACGGCGTCCGGCTGACCAACGACGCGGCAGACAAGATGGTCGACGAGACACTGGCCGAGGTCCGACGCCAGAACATCCGACCGTGACCGGCCCTGACGTCGCCGCACCGCGCGACATCGTCGCCGACAGCCTGGGCGGTGGATGGCCACAGGCAGATGCTGCGCTGGACGCACTCGACCGCGCCGGATATGCCGTAGTAGCCAAGGTGTGGGTCGCGCAACTCGAACTGATTGAGCATCGGGGCGGTTGGATCGGCGTCTACGTCACGCCAGAAGGCGCCGCCGCGGCCCTGGTTGAGTGGGCGCGCGGTGTCGGCGTCCCGATCGAGCACTACGACCCCGCGACCGGGTCAGAAATACTCGATAACCATCCCGAGATAGAAACGTACGGCGTCTCATATGTGGAGGTACAGCGATGAAGTGGACGTGCGAGCGGCCCGGCCGCTGGACCGGCACCGACGGCACCAACACCGCCACCGCCGTACGCATGCGCGAAGGCATGATCGGCTGCAACGAGTGGATGTGGGTGACCAAGGTCAACGGTGAGCACATCACCAATGCGGATGGGCTCCGCGAAGCAAAGCGGGTTGTGTCCGAGCGACTTGGCGGCACAAACCTACATGCCGCGCGACGAGCCGCTGCCGAGCAAGGCGCGGCAATCGGTGAACGTCAACGACTGGGACTGGTGCCAACCAGTGCGGAGATCACCCGTGCAGAATCGTGAACGCATAGAGCAGGCCGCGAGCGAATACGGTTGGGCGACTGAGAAGCCCACCATCTACGCGCCGATGTTGTACAAGTACACCAAGGCAGGCTGCCATCCGGTGCTGGTCATCTACGACATCCATGGCGATCTGGACGGCGAGATGATTGTGACGGTCGACGAAATCGTGGCTGAACTGTCCAGCAACTAAACGTCGACCGGCGGCCGATAGATACGGGCGTCCATCCGCTGCTGCTCCTCGGGGGTTGTGGGCGCTGGCGGGTCGTTGTTCCGCATGTAGCGTTCCCACGCGGAACGGCGGCGGGTCTCGGCGTGGTGTTTCTCAGCGGCCTTCCGGGCGGCGCGTAGGTCGTTGCCGCAGTAGAGGTCCCGAGATGACGGAATAGCGTCCCAGTCGCGCGAGCCGGGCACGTATTCAGTGATCCAGCAGCGTTTGACTATCTCGGTGGTGGTGTTAGTCGGCGGGTCCCAGAGGCGGTACTCCGTTGTCCGTGGCAGCAGGGTGTACATCCCGCCGATGTCGTCGCGGTGGTGGGCGACCCACAACCAGCGGCCCTTATGCCAACGGTCCTCGATGCGTTTCCACGCCAGGGTCACGTCGACGAAGGCGATGCCGGTCATGACGTTCCGCCATTCTGGGGCGTTGCGATGGCCGCTGCGGTCATGCTTTTGACCTCTGCCATGTACCGCTCAAACCGCAGGCGCTGGGCTTTCTCGTAGGGGCGTTCTACACGTTGGGTTGGCCAGTCGGGCTCCATGATGCGGCGTTGGGCCTCGTCTTCGGCGGCGTCCATGACGCCGGTGATCCACCTGCCGTCGTTGATCAGTGGCCGGGCGTCGGCGGGCAGCGTCTCCACCGTCTCGCTGCCGTTGCTGGGCGGTTCGCATTTGTAGAAGCCGCCCCAGTTGTCGAGCTGCCAGAAGATCTGGCCGGACGGGGTGGCCCATAGTTCCCAGATCATGCGCTTGTGCCTCCCTGTCGTCGGACGCGTTGGCGGGTGAGGTAGGCAAGGACGTCGGCGACGTTGTATTCCGGTTTGCCTTCTGGCCCGGTGCGCTCGGTTATGCCGTCGCCCAGTCCTTTTCGTCGCCGGTACGCCCAGTTGCGGACCTGGTGCTCGGTGAGTTGCACGATGTGGGCGAGGTGGATGACGAGGTCGGCGGCCGACAACCACGCCTCCTGGTCGACGGGGGCGACGGATGGCACTGCCCAGTAGACGCCGAGGTCTTGCCAGTACCTGTCGCGTTCGATGAGGGCCTGCATGGGGTCGGTGATGCGTCCGGCCGCGACGTCCTCAAGGAGCTGGCGGTAGGACAGTGCGACACGTTTCGCCTTGTCCTCGCGGCTGTCGCCTGTCCACTTCCAAACTTTCTGGTCAGTCATAGTCGTGCCCTATCGCTGGGCTGCGGGATACGTTGATGTGTCCCGTCTCTGGGTTCCATGGAAGCAGGTGCCGGGTACGCGGCGTCATGCCTCGCGGCTCCGTCCCCCGAAGGTCAGCAGGATTCCGGCCATGGTGAGCCAGTCGTGGGCGGTGTTGCCGTCGTTGATGCGGTTGAGCATCTCGTCGGCCAGCATCAGGGACACGCGGCGCCGGGCCGGGTACGTGATCCAGCGTTCGGGCGGGAACTGCGGAACCTCCGTGACGGTGCCGGGGCATACCAGCGCGGTGTCGACGGTGTACTTGGTTGGTGGGGACAGGGTGTCCAGCCAGTTGGAGAAGTCGGGCATACCGGGAATGCTGGCGGCGACTGTCTCGGCGTAGCGGCGGTAGACCCGCGCTTCGATGACATCCAGGTCCTCGACCGCGGCCTCTGTCACGGGGTGCCCGCGGGTGTCGTCTGGCGTTGCTCCGGGGTTTGGTGCGGCACCGGTCCACTGTTGAGGATCGCGCTGACTTTGTCGACAACGAGGCGTCCGGCGCCTGCCTCGTCCAGCAGTGGCTCGTCGGCGACGCGCTGGACCATGTCGTTGATGCCGTCGAGGCGCCAGTATGCCTCGGCGAGAAGGTGTTTCATTTGGTCGAGTAGTTGCATGTTCTTCTCCCGTTCTTCGAGTTCGCGCATGAGGTCGATGACGCCGCGCTGGAGCCAGGGGTATTCCCGTTCGCCGTATGTCCGGCCGCAGGTGGTGCAGTCGTATTGGTTGGTGCCGTCCCAGCGGCCGACGGTGTATGCGCCGCACTGCTGGCCGTCTCGTTTGACCGCGGGGCAGGGCATGGCGGAGTGGTGTCGTAGTCGGGGCAGGCCAAGGGCCTGGTAGACGTTGCGGGACAGCTCGATTAGTTGGAGGGCGATGTCGACGCCGTCTCGGTCCACGAGGTGGCGGGGTTGCCCGTGCTGGGGATGCCAGCCCTCGTCGCCGTCGGGTACTCGGCCCCAGACGAGCATAGGTTGGGCGGGCTGGGCCAGGAGTACGTCTAGGTTCTCGGTGATCACGGCGGCTGAGCGGGCGACTACCTGACGTTGGTGGACGGTGAAGCCTTGGCGGCCGTGGCGCTGCCTGCCGGTTAGGTTCATCGCGTGCTCCACCATTTCCGCGGCCCGGTCGGCGGTCTCGACGATGTCGCGCTGGAGGGCATCACGTTGAGTGTTGAGGTTGATGGCAGCGGTGGCGGTCATGGTGACGCGTGCTCGGTCGACGTACACACGTTCGCCGATGCCCTCGTGTAGTCGGTCCCAGTCCCGGGGTAGGCCGTTGACGGCGTACCGGAGGCGGGTTAGGCAGCCGCCGCAGACGACGCCGTCGGCGATGAGTTGGCCGGACGGCTGGTCGTCTTCGTCGACGACGGTTGACCAGTCGTGGTTTATGCATCGGTGTCCGAACGCGCAGCGGTGCGGATCACGGTGCGTCACAGTGTTACTCCTAGCAGGCAGTCGAGGTGGATGTAGTCGTGGTTGGGTACGAGGACGTTTGGCACGGGTGGCCCGGTTAGGACGGGTATGCATCGTTGGTCGTCGTCTATCGGCTGACCGCATCTGAGACAGGCCGTTACGGGCAGATCCTGGCCCGGCTCTAGAAACCAGATGCGGTCCTGATGTTTGACCCAGCGGCGCGTGCATCCGGGGCACGTCCAGGCATAGCCCTGCATCACCATGGCCACGTCCGGGGTGTAGTGGCCGCAGCCGCATAGGACGGGGGCGCCTGCGCTGCTCATTGCGCCTCGTCCTGTTCCCATGAGTTGCGGCATGTGATGCAGGTGCGGAGGACGTACCTGCGGTGCGGGAACTCGGCGGTTAGCGGACTGTCCCACCACGTCTCGTATTCGGGTATCTCGACCTGGTGTGCTGCCTGGGTGTCGCATTGGGGGCAGGTATCGAAGGCGTGGAATTGCAGGGCGATTCGGTATGGGTGGGTCTTGCGTGCGAACCAGTGGCCGTCGTTGTCGCGGGCTTTCGGCGGCCATACGGCGATCTCCACTATGGTGCCGGTGACGTTGAAGGGCAGGTCCAGGATGTCGCCGGGGTGCAGGGTGTCGGTCAGCCTGGCGCGGACAAAGTCGTCGTGTGCGAGGTTCAGACGGAAGGGTATTGGCCACTTCTTACCGTTGCGGTGCAACGCAACTGGGGTGGTCGGATCGTCCAGACGTATGCTCTGATAGGTCACTGCTGCCTCCAAGTCTGTCCACACTCCGTGCACTCCCGGGTAACGGAGCCGGGGTCCTGTGTGCATGGCTGGATGTAGTGGGTGTTGATGAATCTGCAACGGGGGCAGGCGCACTGGGCAGCAAACTCAGATACGCGGTAGGTGTCGGGTCGTGTCGGTTTGGCTGTCTCGGGTGCGCCTAGGACTTTGTAGCCCTGGCCGAGCCAGAGGTATGCGACCTTGCTCGTGCGGTCCCACCACCACTTGCCGATGTGGTCGGCCGCGTTGACCATGCTGAGCAACTCGTCGGGAGAGTCGACCTCGCCGACCATGAACAGCGGCTGCCCGGCACCAGACCTGGCAAGCAGGGCGCGCCTTAACGGGTTAGGCTCGACGCTGACCCGACGCCCGCCGCCGATAGTCACGTCGCCGACGATGGTGTGGGCGGCGATGCTGCCGTGGCTGGCCTGCACCGTGATGGTCCCGCCAGTCTGGATCGCGACGGAATTGTCGCCGGAGATCTGGATCTGGTTGCCGCGTCGGCGCGGTCCAAGTGTGAACAGGTACGCGGTGAATCCGCCACTAGCCGCGAGGAATAGCGCCAGGGCCTCAAGAAGCACACTCACGACGCCAGCCCCCGCGATCGGTTGTTGATGCGCGCTAGCTCCATGCCCTGTCGCTCCAGTTCCTCCCGTTCGGCCGCGCGTAGGTACGCGCTCTGCAATTGGAGGATGACGTGCCGGATGGCGTCTTGCTGGGTGTCGACACACGCAATGGGGTGTTGCTCCCAGGGCCGCCATATGCACCATTGCGGCGACGCGGTCAGGACGTCGTCGGGCAGTGCGGACCAGTCCCGGCGCTGCCAGGGTGTCTGTTCGCCGTCCTGCGCTTTGCGTATGCGCCAACGCTTTAGCTGCTCCGGGGTCCACTCACGGTGCATCGAAAACCTCCTCGTATTTGCGTACATCGCGGACGATGTGCGATGGCTTGGCCACTGGCGCCTGGCAGGTAGAGCACATGGGTACGACGCCAGCACGGGTAGCGGCGACCGTGCGGTCGCGTACCTCCCACTGGGCCGCTATCCACAGCGCCCGTGCGCAATTCGTGCACAACAGGAACACCTCGTTGCCGAATTCGTCTGCCTCCTCGCCGTCGCAGTTGTCCAGGACGTGTACCGAGACGACCGCGGTGACCGCCCGCCTGCACGTGTGTTGTGGGTGCTGGCAGGTCGGGCGTCGGCCGACAAACTGGTCGTTGAGTCCGACCAGTTGGGTGTCTACTAGGGCTGCGATCTGCTGTTCGGTGAGGCGGTCTCCGGTCATCACTGGCAGTCCCCGGCGTGCACGGTCCAGCACTTGGCGCAGACGTCCGTGATGGCCGCTGGCGGCGCGGCGTTGGGGCAGTCGGTGTGGATGAGGGCGTCGTCGACGTACCGGACCCAGTCGCCGACGTTGACGGGCTCGTCGCAGTCCTCGCATTGGTCTGGGTACTTGGCCTGAAATGCCCGTGATGTCTCGCTGGCGGTCATCCGGCTGCCCTCTGCGCGTCTGTGGGGTGTGGGACGAGCTGTAGGGGTTTACGGCAGGTGCAGGGCAGGACGCCGGAACCGTCGTCGGCCTCGATCCAGCCGCCGCCCTGGCAGCGGGTGCATGCCTCGCGTCGGGCCAGGGCTGCTGCGCGGTCCGACTTCTGACGTTCGGCTGACTCCTGGGCGGCTGCCTCGGCTGCCAGTCGGGCTGTCATGCAGTCACGGCAATTTGGGGGATGCGGGTGGTTGATGTGCCTGGGGCAGCGGGTGGGCGCCTCCCCAACGTAACCACCTACCCAAGGTGACCCCTTCCCCCTCCCCCTCCCCTTCCCCCTAGTGATCCCGATGCCATCGGAATGGCATTCCAATGGCACATCGGATTGCGATGGGTTTTCGATGGCATCGGGGTCGGTTTCGGATGGCATCTCGATGCCATCGAGGTCACTGTCTGGGGGCGTTGGGTCATCGTCCGGCCTCGGGTCTGTCGGGGTGCCGTCTGGACCCGGGCCAGAAGGGTCGATCTGGTTGGCGACCGTCACCGCATCGGCACGACGGGTGCGCCGCAACTCGGCCGCCAGCACGGCACGCAAGCTCGGGGATTCGACGGCCTGGGCGCATTTCAGAGCATTCGCGAACAGGTACTTGTGCTTGAGCACGCCGTCGTTGCGTATGTACGAGCGGACCAACAGTTCCTCGGTGTCCTCGTCGTAGGCCACATAGAGGTGCTCGGCGAGTTCGCTTGTAGCGCGGCGTACATCGGCGACGCTGGTCTGGTCGCAGCCCTTCGCCCACTTGCTCAGTTGCAGCGGCAGGACACCAGCATTGTTCACATTCGGCTGCGACAGCAGGAGCATGTACATGCGCTGCGCCTCCACCGAGCGCTGCTGAAAGTCTTTGTCCCGCCATATGATTGTCAGAATCCGACCATGATCGCGCGGCACAGCTACATCTCCTTCTCGTTGGCTAGTTCTAGTAGGACATCGGCGTGGCAGGGGGCGTCGAGTCGGCACCAGCAGCAGAGGTCGTGCCCTCGGAGAAGTGGCACCAGGTCCTCCACGCGTTTCATGGAGCCGAGGAGCCAGCGGCGATACAGGCGCACTGCGTAGGCTGCCGCCCACTCGTGTGTCCCGGTGCCCCTGAAGAACGTCCCCGGCCCCTCGACGGTCCAGACACGTTCGCGACGGCGGCTGAATAGGCCGGGCTCCGTACCGGCACACACCACCCGGTACGGGTTACCCCAGCGAGATGGCCGGGCCACCACGATGGCCCCCTTCGGTTTGTGCCAGCCCGCAGTACGCCGCAACTGGATACGGATAGGCATCAAACCGCCTCCTCGCCGCTACGGCAGCCATACGGCGAGCACCCGTCTGGGTCGCCATCTTCGAATAGGTCCAGTTGCATGTCGGCGTACTCGGCGCGTGTCACGCGGTCAATTGGTGCCAGGTCCAACGGAACTCGCGAGCGGTGTAGGAATGCCTCACCGTCGAGCGGACTTGCCGAAGCGCCACCCTTGCGGATGTGCCGATCGAAGTCGACGGCGTCGGCCCACTGCGGTGCTCGGAACCGTGGGCACTCGCAACGATGTACGTCGGAGTAGTCGGCGTCCGGCGGTAGCCGGTATTCACACCAGCCATCGACGTTGTGTGCGTCGCGACGGTGTCCGCACTCGCACGTGTCGCGCAGCGCGCGCCAGGCGGCGTTTCCATGGAACGGGCATCCAATGCATGCACTCTTGGCGGTATGGCCCCATCCGGCGTGCTCTAGCCAGCGCTGGCAGTCCTTGCGAGACATGCCCAGATCGAGCAGCGGGTAACGCGGCCGGGAGTAGTTCACGTCCAGGCGATCGCGCACGCGGTGGATCTCGTCAGTGCTGAATCCGATCCACTGCTCCGCGAACACATCACGCGGAACCGGTGTCGGGTGTGGGTAGCCCAGCAGTTCACGCGTCTTGACCTTGATCGGCTTGAGCTTGTACTCACTGGTGCACTGGCGCCGACCCATGCCCTCGCCGCCATCGACATTGCGGACGAACCACGGCACTGAGACGAACCGGTGATCAGGGTCTAGGGCGTCGGCCCGCAGATTCCCCGACGACACCCGGTACAGCGGAATATCAACGCGCGCAAGCTCGGCGCCGAGCCGGTCTACCTGTTCGTAGACTGCTAGCGGCTCCCAGCCGGTATCGGCGAACACCGCTGCGTCCAGACCGGGCAAGGTGCCGTCACACGCCATGAGCGCCAACACGGTCGACTGAACGCCAGCACCCAAAGACAGCACCCGGATAGCAGGCTCAGTCATAGGGTCATCTCTGGGTACTCGTCGAAGGTGCGGCCGTCGTGGTATAGCTCCCGGCCAGCTGCCTTCTTGCCGACTCGGTACATGGAGGTCGGGCGGTGATGCGGGAAGTCGGCACGGATCGCCTCGCCCCGCCGTGGGCCGTCAGGCCAGTCCAGATCGCCTGCCTCGTAGGTGTTTCCGTCGTCGGTCATCGCGATGCTGTTCGAGAAGTCGAACCGGCCGTTTTTCAACGGCGCCATGGGTGTCCAGTCGCCCCACTGTTTGAAGAGGAAAGGGACACCGGCCGCGCCGCATTGACGGTGCAACTTCTCGGCCCACCACGGGTGCATCGGCCTGGCACCCGGCCCTGATTCGCCGCCGACGATCACCCAGTCGATGCCGCGGTCGAATTCGTCGCGAGCCAGCAGCCCTGACGCGTCCGTATCAATCAATCCGAGTAGCGGCTCAGCACTGACGTATCGCACAGCAGCCGGGGTGTCCAACAACGCCGGGATACGGAGTTCCGCGTGCTTCTGGTCCTCAGCGCTCACACCCAGCCACACGTTCGGCAACACCTTGAACTGTCCACGCGCGAAGCCGTCTAGGGCCGCCATCACAGTGATGTCATCGACGCCATGCGGGTTCCCCTGCGCCAGCTTCGAGTTGAGCGCCTCGTACACCAGTCCTGGGAACCGTTCCGAACCGACCAATGAGCGCATACGTCCGTGTCGCTTGGTGAGCACCTGGAACGTGTGCAGCGGCGCCAGCGCCATGACCGCCCAAACGCGGGCGATGTACTCGTCAGGGATCTTGGCGTGGAACAGGTCCGACATAGAGTTTACGAAAATGCGCCGCGGCCGGGTCCACCGGAGCGCTTGATCCAGCACCCCCGGGTGGACATTCACGCCGAATCCTGGACCAGACGTTTTCAGGTCTCCGTCCAACTGGTAACGCGGAGATCCCATGGCCTTCAACCGCTTTGCCAAGTTCATGGCGTAGCAGTTGTCGCATCCGGGCGAGACTTTGTCACACCCGGTTGTCGGATTCCAGGTGGCGTCCGTCCATTCGATGCCTGTCTTGTCTCCCATGCTCATGCCTCCTGGGGTAGATCAGCCCACGGCTGGTAGTGGTCGGGGCAGCGGATGCCGCCCTGACCGTCTAAGTCGATGGCAACCATGGCGGCCTTCCCGCAGTTGGGAATCTGGCAGTAGCCAAGGTGGGTGTCGCTGACGTTGAAGGTGATTCCACCGCCGGTGGTGTAGATGCCGGTGCGGATGTGGACTGTCTGGCTCACCGTCATTTCCCCTGGTCTGGTCGTACTTCGACGGATGGTGTGACGTCGTGGCCGGTGGCCTTGTGGTGGCCGTCGGTCCAGAGGTCACGGTCGTCTTCGGTGCCGAATGGGATCGGCTTCCCGTCGCACTGTTGGCAGGTTGCCAGGAAGTACACGGCGGGCCTGCCGGTGAATACCGTTGGAAGCAGAACCTTCTTGCCGATGGATGCCTCGGTGTCTCCGGCATCGCCTACCGCGAGGTAGCCGAGGCCGTCGTCGAAACGGGCGCCGGTCACGGTGTACTGCTCGTTGACGTGGGTGCGGTGGCCTTGTAACGACTTGTGGCGTGCGGCAAACGCTTCCGCACGCTCCTTGCCGTCGTCTGTGCCTGGGAATTCCCACGTCTTGCCGTCGTCGGGGTTGTTGCCGTCGGCCGGGCAGTCGACGCAGACGGTTGCCCATTGACGTTGCGTGTCAATGATCTTCATCGGTCTGTGCCGCCAACTTTCTCGGCCCAGGCGACGGCGACAGCTGCGACCTGGACGAGTTCCCGATGCAGCTTGTAGCGGAGAGCGAGGCGGGCATCGTCGGGCAGGTCTGTGGCCTGGTCCAGGAGTGTGGCGGACTCGATGGATTCCGCCAGTTCCTCGACGAGAATGTGGCCCCAGGTGGCCTGGCCGCGCTCGGCGGTCGTTTGGCACAGGAACTTGGCGCGGTTGGCGGTGGGGATCTCGTATTCCTCTGCCATCCGCTTGACCGTGCAGCCACCGACGCGTCCGGTGAGGACGGGGTCGACGTTGGGGTGATTCTGGTCGCCCCACTTCTCCTGCTGCGCATGACGCTCGTACGCAATGAGCTGTAAGACGCGGCCAGTCACGGGCGACACGGTCGGGCTGGTGGCCGTCGTGAGGATAGGTCGCTTCGTGGCTGCTACCGCCTCGGGCTCACCGCACCCGGCCGCCCCGAACTCGTCCCATGGGATAAACCGGTCTACTTCGAAGACCTCACCGCGCCGGACGCGCATGCGGTCGATGGCGTTGTCGACGTTGGTTTCATCCGCGCGGTCCTTGCACCAGAACCCCCAAAGGCGTACCCGCCGCCCTGTCACGATGAGTGTCCAGCACGGGAGCTTGCGCTGATCGCGGCGCGCGAGGAACTGGTTTGAGTGCGTCGCGGCCGGTACCAGCTCGACGCGGTGCCGCCATGTGCCTCGCCTGAATGCAAGCGGCCGGTCACCCCAGAAGAGGCGCCACGGCTCCGGGGCGGACCTGACGGACCGGCCCTCCTCTGTGACCTCCACGTACTGCCCCCACAGCATCAGGGAGACGAACCACCAGGGGTGGTCGTGCAGGGCGCGGTCATCGTCGTCGCGCAGGAACTTGTGGAGATAGATGTTAAGCCACCGATTGCGTGGAATCACATACCAGCGCAACAGATATGGCGATTCACCGTCTGCGCCGATTGGTTGGTGCGGCTCCAGGCGCAACCACTTGCGTAGCCATCCTTTGTTGGTGGGCGAGGTCATCGACGATCACCCGCTCCGGTCACGCGGAGACGGGCGGCGACGGTCGGGGCAACGCCGTCCCAGTTGTGCCAGGTGCGGGCGCAGGCTTGGCATATCCAGGCTTCAAACGGGCTGTGGCCCGTCTTGACTTTCAGGGACGCCTTGCAATACGCGCAGCGCAGTACGGTCTCGACATGCACGGGTTCTGGCGGGTCATCCGTACTGCCGGTTAGGCGTTGCACAAGCTTGTCGGTGTCGACGGTCTTGGAGGTGGCCTCGATCTGGTCGGCGATGCTTCGGACCATGCGGCCGGACAGGTCTAGGAGCGCGTTGACGGCGCGTTCAATGTCGTTGGTGGTCAATGATTCTTTCCCTTGTGTCGGCGCTGGCGTCGGTTGCCAACCGGGTGTGCCAACGGGATCTCGTCGCGGCGGTGGGCGCGTTGTGGTTGTGGGCGTGGGATAGACCGGAAGGTGACCTTTGTCTGGTCGGCCTCGGGGTCGTAGACCGCGGCCACGGGCGCGTATAGGGCGCCGAACATGTCCGGCCCCCATCGCTGGTTGACGCTCATGACGTGGTCGGCGACGTCGCCCGGGTAGTTGAGGGTGTTCCGTTTGGCTGTGGGGAACATGTCGGCCTGCGTGAGTGTCGCCATCAGGGCTCCTTGGTGTTGTTTTCGCAGGCGTGGCATAGGGATGCTTTGACGCCCATGCGTGTACCGGTGATCGCGTTTGGATTGGCGCACTTGTCGCAGGCTGGCGGCTCAGCCCAGTGGTTGATGTCACCTTGGTAGAGGAACAGTTGCCGGTAAACGTCCGTACCGACGTTTGGCACTTCTGCATCCCAATTGGTCTGCTGCTCCAGCCATTTAGCGAACTCGGCGGCCACGTCAGGGTCGACAGCGCGCGGTTCTCCCGGGCACTCGATGGGGTCTTCCTGGTAGAGCTTCACGACCTCCTTGCAGCTCGCGATGTGGGTTAGAGACCACACCGCGGGGTTGAGGAATTTCTCGCCCGTGTCGGTGTCGACCATGATGGCCGGATGCATCGCGAAGTGGTCAGTCAGTTTGTCCGCGGTGACAGTCAGCCGGTCGTCCTTCTCTCCGACCAGTTCCAGCCGTACGAGTGTCATCCGTGCTCGCCCGGGTGAAGCGCGTCGACGACGGGGTGGATGATCTGGGAAGGGTCGAGGGTGATCGCGATTTCTGCTGTTATGGGCGAGAACTCGGCAGCGTCAACGGTGACCCCAACCTTGACGGTGATCTGGTCGCGCGCCAGCTTCGCCGGACGGTTGGCCCGGTACCCGGCGATGCGCAGGCCGTTGACGACCTTGAGTCCGTCGTCGCCTGTGCGGTAGCCGCGGGACGCCTCCAAGATCAGGTAGCCGGTGGCGGTGTGTGTGGTCACCCTGCCGCCGCCTTCTCCTTGGCGGCTTGCTCCGCGGCCTTGATGTTGACCGCGTTCTCGATGATTGGGTCCATGTACGTGTAGGCATCCCCGGGCAACACGCTTACCTTCACCGTTTCGCCGCGCACCTTCTGGACTGCATTCGCCCAGCGCCGCAACTTGGCGACGTCGGCCAGCTGCTCCGACGAGGGACAGGTGTTGTCTAGCCAGGTGTGCTGGTCGCGGAGGAACTTGCCGCACACGTCCTTCGCCCGCGGTATCTGGTGCAAGAAGATGCGGTTGCCGGTCATGTGCGACAACAGGTCCTGCACCTGCACCACGGTGCAGATGGCGCCTTCAGGGAGTCCGTTGGTGACGGCTAACACCGCCACCAACGGGAACCCCTTCCTCCTGCTCACAGCTCGCGGATCGTGTCGGGCGCGGGACCGAACACGGACTTGATGACGGCCAGCTTCGCCACCTCGGCGTCGAACGCTGCGTCCTTGACGTCCCCGGCACGGTCCAGCTTGTAGCCGAGGAGCAAGCCGTCCTGTCCGATGCGGAACCGCAGGCGCGCGGTGAGGTCGTACACGTCGCCGCGCTCATAGACGGGGATACGGAGGGTGAAGTGCTCGGGCACCTCGATGTGTCCGCCCTTCCCGCCAGCGGTCGCGGTGGCCTCCTCCTTGTACTGGAACTGCACCTCGCCGGACTGGGTGCGGTGGCCGGACTGGAACTCGACCTTGCGTTTCGTCTGGAAGTTCTGCACAACCTCCATCAGGTCCGCTGCCGGTGGCGAGGTGATGGCCGCCAGGCCGTCCTCGATGTGCTCGGCGAACTGAATCTGGTTGAGCAGCTTGCCGTCAGCCGCCGCCCAGTGGTTCCACTCACGGGACAGCTGCAATGCCACCACGATGCGGTGGTCACGCCAGCCCTTGTCGTTCAGGACCGCGGTGATGCGGCTCGGGCTGCGGTCGGCGTACGCGACGGCGTCGAGTTGCAGAGCGCCGTCGCTCAGCTTGTTGAAGCTGTCGACGTCCAGCACGGTGGTGGTGCCGCGGTCGCGGCGTGGGTTCGGCAGGAACCGCTCCAACGAGTCGAACTCGCGGTGTTCGTCTTCGTTTGTGACGTACGACAGGATGTGCGCGGTGTCGGGCACTACCTGCTCGGTGCGGTGCCGCTCCGCCGCGTTGGTGAGTTCGGCGACAGCGTCTGCCTCGGTGCGGATTTCGTCGGTCATGGGTCAGGCTTCCTTTCGGATGTTCGTGGTGCTCTCGGCGACCGCTTTCATGGACTCGAATTGGAGTTGCGCCGGGTCGGTGCGGGTGACGTTGCCCTCGCGGTCGACGAACCAGAGGGATACCTGGCGGTCGGCCTGTGGCGCCTTGACGGTCACGTCGTCTTTGATGACCAACATCGAGGTGTTGGCTTGCTCAGAAACGCTGAGCTTCAACGTGAGTGACCCGGCCTTCCCGGTCGCGCGGACGGCGGCAACAACTTCCTTGAGGCCGTCGGACAGCTCGTCGTGCACGCGGCCCTTCTGGAGTTCCCGCAGGAAGTCGGCGAACGGGCGTACCCGGTCCTCTTCCTCGGGGGCTGGAGTGGTCATATGGGCGGTGTTCCTTTCGTGGGGTGTTACTTGATGGGTGCGGGGATGGTGGCGAGTGCGCCGGTGCCGGGCCAGCAGCCCCACGGCGACATGCTCTTGTCCAGTGCCTTGGTGATGCAGTTCTGCACAATCACGTTGGGGTCGTTGGACACTGACGAGGAGAGGATGCGGTTGGCTTCGGCCTGTTCGGTGGCCGTCTTCTTCGCCTGCTCGGCCTTCGCGGTGTTCGCGCGCTCGGCGTTCAGCTCGTTGATACGGGCCTCGGTGCCGTCGTCGTAGTCGATGGTGGGGACGGCGACGTCCAGGATGTCGACCTGGTCTCCTACCAAAGCGCGCAGCTTCTCGGACGCGTCCTTGGCGAAGGTCTCCAGCGGTAACCCGTTGGCCCACTTGGTCGCCAATGGGTCGAGCTTGGAGAACACGTCGTTGAGTGAGACCTGGAGGTTGCGGGTGATCAGGTTGGTACGGACGTTGTCGAATGACCGGTATTGCACGTACAGCTCGTCGGCGGCGTCCTGCTTGATCTGCCAGCGCACGGATACGTCAGCGTCGGCGGTGGACGAGTTACCCAGCCGGACCTTGATGCGGCCGTTACCCTCGTACTTGTCGATCTGGACCGCTGCGTCCATCTCGTCGACCGTCGCCCACGGCTTCTTCCAGTGCAGACCGTTGGACAGGGTGTCGCCGGACGGCTTGCCGAATACCGTCTCGATGCCGACCTTGCGGGTACCAACGACCGTGAAGGAGCCGATCACGAGGACGAGAACGGCGATAGCCAAGGCGATACCGCCCATGAACAGTGTCACGACGGGGCCATCAGCACGCCGGTTGAATCGGCGGCCGACAAGCCCGCCCAGTAGTAGCAGTACTGCAATGCTGCCGAAGATCAGAAATGTTACGAATTCCCATGACATTTGGTTAGTTCTCCTTGCTGGTGTTGGTGTTCGTGAGCGCAGCGATGACGCCTGCCGCTTCTGACTCGGACAGGTCGTTGATGTCCGAGATGTCCCTGCCGATGACCGTCTTGAGGTAGGCCAGTGCGTCGGCAGCGGATTCCTTGGTGCGGAACGAGTACTTGGCGTTGGCGAGAAGGCCGCGGATAGTGCCGACGTCCTTCTTCGTGGCCAGGAAATCGCCGCAGCTGTTGACCTCTGCCGGGTCGTCCCCGTCAGATGTGCCGCTGCCGGGCGGCGGCGTGGGGTCACCACCGCCCGGCGCGGGGACCTCCTCGGCCCCGGGCTCTGTAGCACCCTCGCGCTCGGTAGCGCGCTGGTCGTCGGGTGCCAGATCACCGGTCGTAGATGCCTCGGGGTCCGTTTCTGGTTGCTTCTTCTCTGCTGCCGCTGCGGTGATTTCGTCGGCCAGTGACGATGCCGCGGCCGGGAATGCCTCGTTTTTGTCGAGACCGTCGCGGGTGATGGACGTGTAGGTGATGCCCATCTGGGCGACGTCCCCTGCGTCCCAGGCCCCGCGCTTCTTTCCGATCCGGGCTTCCATCTGGGCCTCGGTGATGCCCAGCTGCTTGCGGAACTCGGTGACCATCTTCTCGATGCGCTCACTGAGTGGGACGCCCTCGCCGTTTTCGAGGGTGGCGCGGCACCGGTTTTGTGCTTCCTCGGTGAACCACTTGGGCAGGATCGCGCTGATGCACTCGCGTACGGCGCGGGCGCCAGCGTTGTTGTTGTTATTGGTGATGTCGCCGAGGTCGGTCAGCTCCTCGCGGCGACCGCGGGCCATGCGGGCGTGAGGGACGATGAAGGTACGGGTGGCTCGGGTATTGGTTTGGACGTCCCACGCCCAGGCCAGGATCTCTGACTCTCCCCTGGTGTCGTCGCGGTGCAACTCGTTAACGCCGTACTGGACGTTGCCCCATACCCGGGCCAGCTCGCGCATCAGGTGAACAGACGGGCCGGTGCCACGGTTGGGTACCTGGTAGAACGCTTGGACCGCCATGGCCAAACGGCTGCACGCATCCCGCATCTCTGCCTCGGCGCGGTTGAGGTCACGCGGAATCTGTTGCGCGACAATGACAGCCGATTGCACCTCGGCGATAGCGCGGGACTGCTCCACAGACGTCGCCTGGCTGGTGGCGGTACGGGTGGGAGCGGATACAGGCTGGTAGGCGGTGACGGTCACTGGTCTAGGTCTCCTTCTTGGCTGTAGACGGCATAGTTGGGTAGGGATACGGGGTGGATGCCCTGGCCGTAGTCCGGCCAGTGGTCGTTGGCGACGCATCGGGCGTAGAGGTCGATGGCCCTGCGGTTACGGCGGCGGCCAAGGTCGACGGCCTGCGGGTCAAGTTCCATGACGGACACCAGGTATGGGGCGTCCTTCGACTGGACGATGAATACGAACGCGGCATCATCCGAGATTTCAGCGGCGGCAAGTCCGTCGAGGTACCAGGGAACCTGTTGGTGGTATCCGTATTCGGCTGCGGCCTTGGCGAAGTGAGCGGGGCTGGCACTGGTGCTCGTTTTGTAGTCGACGACAACGAGACGTCCGCGGCCGGGGTTGGGCAGCCAGTCAGGCCGGAAGCGGAGCCGGACACCGGTTTCTGGGTCGTGCCAGTACCCGGACAACTCCGGGGTGCCATCTGCCAGCAGTGCGGCGGCCAGTGGGTGTTCACGGACCTTCGCCGCCATCGCCCGGGCCTTGGTGTCCTCGTCAACGCTCATGGGTACCTGGCCGCGCTGGCGTGCCTCGTCGACGGCCTGCTGCCACATGGCGGTGTGTGTCGGCGCCTTGGACCGTGTGCCGTCCTTGTTCAATCCGTGCACCGCGGGGTCCAAGACTGCGATCTCGCTGCCTTCGCCCAGCACGTACTTGTGTGCAGCGTGCCCAAAGTCGTACTGCTTCTTCGGCTTCGGCGGCTGCTGTTGCTCGTGGTGAAAGATCGCCGGGCAGGACGGTGACAGCAGGGAACGTGCACCTGATGACGACAGGCTGGCTCGGTCGGCGTGGTACGCCTCGTCGGGGATACCGGCGTACACGCCGTCCACGGCGGGTATCAGCTTCACGTCGGCGGCGGTCATGCGTTGCGGCCCTTCGGTAGGTAGTTGTCGTGCAGGTAGATGTCGTGCAGCGGTAGCGCGATGGGGGTGTCGTATAGGTCCTGGCCGTGAGTGAGGGTGAGTCCGACTGCTTCGGCGTCCGCCGGGTTGGTGGTGACCCAGTGGTGGCAGTCGCGGCACAGGTGCACGATGTTGGCGGGGTGCCAGCCACCGCCCTGTGAACGATTGCGGCGGTGGTGCATGTCAGTCCCGTGCTGCTTGCCACACCACTCGCACCAGCCCATTGACCGGCCCTTGACGTGTTCACGGGTCAGGTCTTCGTTCCACTCGGTGATGTACGGCTCTGCCCAGATGTCGTCGGTTGTCACGCTGCGGCGCGCCGTTCCCAAAGGTGTTTGACGCGTGGGGTCCACGGCTCGCAAATCTCGAACCTGTACCCCGACATGGGGCAGCGCGCGATGCCGTGTGGGTCGTGGTGTGTGAGGACGTTGCCGTTGGGTGTGCGGAACACGGTTGCACCGCATACTGGGCAGCGTCGCCGCGCGCTCATTCGTCGTCACCGGGGGCCTCGCGAAGCACTTTGTCTCGTACCCACTTACGGGCTGCGGCGCGCGCAGCGGTGGTGGTTGGGAACGGTCCCGGGTGAAAGTGCACGTTGCCCTTGTTGGAGAGCCAGCGCCAGCTCCAACCGGTGCCGTCGTTGCGTTTCTGGGTGGTTATGGCACCCGGTAGCGGCTTGGCCTTCTTGCGTGCTGTCATGCCGCTATGCCCTTCTTGCGTAGCCGCTTGAGCCGTGCTTCGACGGATTCCGTTGTGACTCCCATGCGTTCGGCGATCTGGTCGTTGGACAATCCGAGGTCGAGGTAGTCGCGGTAGAGGTCGATCCATACGACCTGTCCTCCGCGGATGTGGGCCGTTGCGGCGGGGTCGTCGATTTCGGTGTCGTCCCATGCCACCGGCGGCGGCCATCCCCTCTGCGTGGCGATGCGCCGTGCGACGTTGGAAGGACCTGGTACTTCCTGTAACTCGCGGTACAGGGCGTCGATCTCTCGGGCGCGGGACACCGTGACCTTCTTGACGGCGCCGGTTGCGACCTTGGACAGGCGGCCGGGGTGTAGCCCGAGGCGCACCGAGAGGTGCTGCTGCGACCATCCGACAGCGGAGAGGGCGAGAACGCGGCGCCGTGAACCGGTGGCATCTATCCGCGCGCCAGCGGCCATCTGTGGCCCAAACGGACACACGGGCACCGGTATAGCGAGGATTGCGGCGCGGGTGGTTCGTTTCACCAGGCGCTGGTCTTCCCGGGTCAGGAAGTCGATGGCCCGGTGGGTAACTCCGGCAAGTTCCGCGATCCGGGATATGCCGACCCCCGCCGCCATCAGGGCGAGGACGCGGGTGCGGGTGTCGTCCGCTGGTACGTGCAGCGGGCTCCAGCGGCCGTCGGAGACAGCGAGGCGCCGGTACTTGGCGTAGTGAGTCGGGCACAGTCCGCGGGCCTGTACCAACTCGGTGCAGTTGGGCCGGGTGCATTCCTTCCTCATGACGCGCGGTTCCTACGGCGCGCCTTGCGGGCCGCGCGGTTCCGGCGGCGCCGACGCTGGACCTCGTCAGCGGGCACTGTCCCGGCGTAGGTGTTGGCCTGTCGTTGCAGTCCCAGGAAGACGGCGTACCCGAGAGTGTTGGAATTGGCGGCTGCTTGCTTCCGGAGCCGCTCCATGGGAGACAACTTGCTCGTGGCGATCTCGATGTTCTTGCTCACCAGTTGGTTGTGGCGTGCGACGGGGTCGTTCATTGGTCCTTCCCTGGGTAGAGGCGGCGGAAGCATTCGACGGTCGCGCGGGCGTCTCCCAGCGCGGTGTGCTCGGCCTCATTGGTGACGCCAAGTAGTTGGCACACCCCAGCGAGGCCGGGTATGTCGTCGGGTGGGATGTTGAGAGTGCCTGCGGCGTAGGCGCATACGTCTGCTAGACGGTGATGCCATGGCGCCTCTACGCGAGTGCTGGCACCGGGTAGCCGCGGTTCCAGCTGGAGTAGCCACTCGTAGCCGATCAGCAGCATGTCGGCGTCAAATCGAGGGTTTGCGCCTGCCAGGGTCTGCCCTTGTAGCAGCTCGAAAACGTCTTGGTAGCAGCGGATTGACGTGTCGCGGTCAAGCTGGTCCTTGTACAGGCCCTGCTCGTAGTACATGTTGATCCGCATGGCTTCCCGGTCTGCCTTGCCCAGCTCATCTCCGGTGATGAAGGGCACGAAGCGGATTTCGCGCCCGGTCTTGAGGTTCACAGCCGCCACTTCGACTGGGAGGTGGATATTCCGGTCTAGTCCGGTTGTTTCCAGGTCGACGACCCACACGTCACGGCTCACGCTGACCTCCAGCGGGCGGCCTTGGTGTACAGGTCGATGAGTGGCTGATGCCATGGGCAGTAGGCAGATACGGAGAGGGCGATGACGCGTCCGGCGGCCTGGTCGGTGAACCCGCGCTGGTTGAGGGCCTGTCCGATGCTGTTGATGCCGTGGAATGTTGGGTCGGCGCCGACGATGACGCAGACTGCGCCGCCGATGTCGTTGGCGACGTCGTTGACCCGGTCGGCCGATGCTGGCGCTGCGGTCGCGAGCGCCAGCACGGCGGCCATAGCCACGGTGGGAAGTCGGCGCATCATGCTGCGGCCTCCACCAGCGCCACGAGGTCGCGTACTCGGGGCACCCGGTCCCCGTAGATGTCTGGATACTCGTCGGCCCGCCGTAGATAGCTGTCGAGCGCGCCTCGGAATCCCTCGCGTTCTTCGGTGGTGAGCACCGACCACTCATCCGGCAGGGCCACGGCGGCGTCGCCATAGATCGCGTTGCTTCCGAGGTTGCCCCCGGGGTCGGTGATCACGGACATACTGGCCCGGCGGTCGTAGAAGGCGGCCTTGTAGAAGACGCTGACGCGTTCTACGCCGCGGTCGTCGACGATGGTTGAGTGCATGGCGTGTTCGCTGCCCTTGCGTGACCACCCCTGCGGGAGGGTGACGTGGACGAACAGCGGGTCAGCCTCGACACTTTCGCCGCGTTGGAATCCCCACTGTTCCAGAACATCCCAGCCATTGATGCCGAGCATTCCGTCGCCCTCGCCTGACCACACCCGCCCGGCGTTGGCAGGGAGTAGGTCGGATTTGAGGAGCTGCTGTTGCCCGGACTGCTCCATGCCCTCGATGTAGTTGGAGGTGTTGCCGTCCAGGCAGCCGACCAGATGTTCGATGGGGTGGCGTTGCGAGGTGTTTTCAATCATGCTGCTGCACCCCAGATTTCGGCCGGGCTGCCGTGCCTGGCGGTCAGCTCGTCCCAGATTGGGTTGGGGCTCGGCGGCACCGGAGGTGGTGTTGGTTGGACACCGAATAGGGCGCGGCGCCACCACTTGGTTTCACGTATGGGCATGGCTGTCTCCTCGTGCTGAGTAGGTGGTTGATCAGGTGAGTGCTAGCTGTTGGCTGCCGCCGAGGCGGTAGTGCATTTCCGCGACCCCGTTAGGGGTTAGGTAAATCTGTTTGGGTCGTTCTTTGGTTTGCCCTGTGGGCGTTTGGTATTCGCCTCCGTCATGGAGTGCGAGGTAGCCGAGCGTTACGGCTTCGGCGTAGGCGATCCATCGGTGGTCACGGCCGCGGAAGATCCAGTCCTCGTCCTCCATGGCGTCGAATAGCTGGTCGCGGCCGATACTGATGGACGGGTCAAGGGATAGCAGGCGCGCGGCCTCGGCGACGGTGTGGTCGCCGGTGATGTCGACGAGATGCATTGGCAGCTCGGGGCGTTCGTGGATGCGCGCCATGTCATCACCGGGCCGCCATGACACTGGCCATCAAGACGGCGCCGATGAATGCGCCGAACAGGAGCATCCAGACAAGCGGTACGACTACCTCGCGGATCACCGGAGTACTTCCTGGGCCGGTGCGCCGACGAGCTGCGGGAAGTTGGTCTTGTTCCAGCCTCCCTTGGGCTGCTGCAACCGGGCCACGTGGTGGTCGGATAGCCAGTGGTTGAAGGCGGCGACGAAATAGCCGATGGCCTCGGCGTCGGGCATCTTGAAGCCTTCACCGCGGATGCGATCAAACCTGTTGCGCAGTGCAAGGATTGGCGATCCGATTTCGAGGCCAACGCCGTCGAGGGTGCGTTGGAAGAATTCTGAGGTGACCTCCACGCCGTGGATGCGTCCGATGCCTGCGTAGACGGCCATGATGAGTCCGCGGCGCGCCTTGATGCGCGTGTAGTGGGTGCCGCGCCTGATCAACTCAAAGGTGTCGGGGTTGGCAAGGCTCCACTCGACAATCTCAGAGCTGGTGACCGAGCCGGTGGCGCGGTCGGTATAGAACCAGCCGCGCTCCCAGATGATCAGCGTCTTGACGGCCGAAGCGTCGGACTTGGAGGCGGTGATGCCGGACAGGTTGAGTTGGTCGCTGGGTGACCGTTTGGTGCCCTGGTCCATGGTGATCTGGGTTTCCGGCGGCAGGTTGCGGATTACGACCGAGTCGATGGATACACCGCACAGGGAGATCGCGTGGAGGCGGTGTTGGCCGTCCAGCAGGGCGCCTGCGGTATCGAATTTGATTGCCTCGCCGTTCATCTGCCAACGGCCTGCCTCCATGTCGGCGGCCAGCTGGATGACCTTGCGCTCGTTGAGGGGCCGGTTGTGGGTGTTGAACTTGAGGTATTCGTCGGCGGTCGTGCCGTCGATGGTTTCGATGTCCGTCGTGATGGCCGGGGGCCGGTGCAGCGGTATAGCATTCGACATGAAGCAACTCCTTGTTGTGGTTACGAGGGGAACTTCTCGATGACGCGTTGCAGCGCGTCTCGTGCGCGGACCAGGTCGCTCTTGCGTAGGGCGAGTTGGTCCGCGTTCTTGTCGAAGCGGTCGTCAGCCGCCAGTGCCTCTACCCGCTTCACCGCCTTCGTGACTGCCGTGGTGGCGTCGTCGAAGGAGTCTGTAATCGGCTTCCGGCGCGCCGGGGCGGGCGCGGTCTCGGGCTCCAGATCGTCTTGCTCAGGGCATTGGTCGTGTATGACGCCGAACTCGTCGAACCGCTCGCGGTCCTCTTGGGTGGCGTTGTCGTACAGGTCGGCTCGGGCACCGCAGTGGCAGATGGCGAAGGACGTGAGCTGTGGCTCGACGCCGTCGGCTTGGGGTGCGTTGTGCACGACTGAGTACCCGTCGCCGGAAATGAGTAGCGACGGGGTCAGTGGTGGCCCGGAGGCCGTCCCGCCGTGGGGCAAGGGGGCGGTCTCCGGGTGGTCTTCGGTTGTGGGGAGGTCTGGCACGACGGCCAGGTGAGGGCGAGCGGGCTGGGTAGACGCGTAGGTCTTGCCGTCGGTGCCCATGACCGCCGCAGGTGCGGCAGATGCCGCGCCTGACAGGTCGCGGCGGACGGTGCGGTCATCGACCCCTATTGCGGAGCCGATGGCACGTGTGGACAGGCCGAGGTCGCGCAGGGACTGCACTACCTCGCCGCGGGTCTCGCGGGGGAGCTTGAACCAGGTGGACCCGAACTCGCGTTCGCAGTAGACGTCCCAGGTCGGGTATCCGAGGACCGCCCAGGCGCGGTCTGTGTATGCCTTGGCGATGAGGTCCCAGGTGCGGTCAATGGTGGCGCGGATGCGCTCGGTGAGGTCACGAGCGGCCGATGGGGACATGGCGGTGGCCGCGATGGTGCTCATGAGGCGGCCTGGGCGTAGTCGTTGAGGTCGCGGGTGGCCTGGCGTGCCTGTGCGTATAGGCGGACGGCCTGGTGGTCGAGCAGGTAGGTCTTGCCGACGAGTCGGGCGGGGATGCGGCCGGACACGGCGAGTGCCTGAAGAGTCCGTTTGGAGACGTCATACAAGGTGGCGGCCTTGCTGACCGTGATCTCGTCGGAGGCGGTGCTCGACTCATCGGGGCGTGCGGGCATGCGCCTATCTTGCGCATATTCGCAAACTGCACGCAAGTGCCCCGTCTGAGATTTGTGCAGATAGGAACTATTTAGCGTTTAGCTAGCAAGCATCCAGGGTTTGCGGATGGTTGCAGTTATGCCCACTTGCGGCTGTGCGCGTACGCGCATACCATGCGCAATATGACTGCTGCATTCGAATCGGGAAATATCCCCCCGAGCCGCCTGCGACACCGCTTACGGATCGCACGCGAGGAGGCGCAACTAGATCAGCACCAACTAGCCGAACTCATGGGAGTCGGACGGTCGGTGGTTGGCAATTGCGAGAGCGGACGGACGGTGCCGAAGAAGATCGTCGTCAACGCTTGGGCATTGGCCTGCGGCGTGCCAGCAAGTTGGCTAGCCACGGGCGAAGGTGAGCAGCCGCCGGAAGATGACGGTCCTGTGGTGCGCCCGAAGGGATTCGAACCCCTAACCTTCTGATCCGTAGTCAGATGCTCTATCCGTTGAGCTACGGGCGCTTACTATTCAATTGTTGCAGGTCAACAGGTTTGGCCTGCAGACCGACGCGGAGGCGAGAGGATTTGAACCTCCGGTCCCCCGTAAAGGGGACAACTCATTAGCAGTGAGTCCCATTCGGCCGCTCTGGCACGCCTCCTGAACTTCCTGAGCGGGACTCCGGACCCATAAAAATGGATCCCGAACCGCCGAGGGCACAGAGTACAGGGCCGCGCGCCCCAAAGGCAAAGCCGTTGGTCGTCATCGGGCCCCACGTGCCCCGATAGTCTGGTCACGTGCCCGCACGACTTCGCCCCGAACTGACCGAACTACCGGCCTACACACCGGGCCGAAACGTCCCCGGCGCCATCAAGCTCGCCAGTAATGAGACCGTGCAGGAGCCGCTGCCGAGCGTGCGGGCCGCCCTCGCCGAGGCGGGGTCGCTGATCAATCGGTACCCCGATAATGGCTACGCCGAGCTGCGCTCGCACCTGGCCAAGCACGTCGACATGCCGCCCGAGCACATCGCGGTGGGGTGCGGGTCGGTGAGCCTATGCCAGCAGCTGGTCCAGATCACCGCAACGGTGGGCGACGAGGTGCTGTTCGGCTGGCGGTCCTTTGAGACCTATCCGTTGGTGGTGCGGGTCGCGGGGGCGACTCCGGTGCAGGTACCGCTGGTCGACCACACCTATGACCTCGCCGCCATGGCGGCCGCCGTAACCGACGTCACCCGGCTGATCTTCGTCTGCAACCCCAACAACCCGACCGGCACCGTGGTGCGGCCCGCCGAACTGCGGCGGTTCGTCGAGTCGGTGCCGCCGCATATCCTGATCGCGATCGACGAGGCCTACGTCGAGTACGTACGCGAGGACTTCACCGACAGCCTCGCACTGGTGCGTGAGCACCCCAATGTCGTTGTCTTACGCACCTTCTCAAAGGCATACGGCCTGGCGGGGCTGCGAGTCGGCTACGCGGTCGGCGATCCCGATGTGATCACCACACTGGGCAAGGTGTACGTACCGTTCAGCGCGTCGAGCCTGGCGCAAGCTGCCGCGGTGGCTTCCCTCGGCGCCGCCGAAGAGCTGCTCGCGCGCACCAATGACGTTGTCACCGAACGCGCCCGGGTGACCAGTGCGCTGCGGGAAGCCGGCTATCAGGTGCCGCCGTCGCAGGCGAACTTCGTGTGGTTGCCGCTGGGCGAGCGCTCCACCGAATTCGCGCAAGCCTCCGCCGAGGCCCGAATCATTGTGCGCCCCTTTGGAACCGATGGCGTCCGGGTGACCATCGGAGCACCGATGGAAAACGACGCGTTCCTGAAGTTCTCGCGCGCCTGGCGCTAG